TGACCTTAACGTTCTTTAAGTAGTCATCCAAAACATATCTATCATTACTGATTCCGGCATCTTCCAGAACATCTGTCGCAAGCTCGCAAAGAGAAATGCCATTCTTTACATATACTCCACGATAATATTTGTTAGACTGCGAACTGATATAGTCCGTGGCTTTAAATTCAACAGATATGTCATTTGAATTCCATGAATCCAGATAAGATACTATCTCCGGAAGCCATTCAATATTACCGTTTCCGTCAATGTCATATCCAAACTCGATTTTTAACTCTTGCCCTACTTTCAAGAATCCACTTGCGCTTTTAATGTTTTCCGCATCGAAATAATCATCTTGGTTATCTAGTGAAAGAGACACATCTCTGCTCGGAAGTGTTTCGGAAATAGGCGATACAACATCAGTAATTGAGCAAGATAAGGTATTCGAGTTATCGAAGTACTTAACAACTCCAAAGTAAAGCGCATAGATACGCAATCTGTTTTCGCCATATTTCATTGTTTTTGGAGTAATCGTAATCTCGCTTACATTTTCAAATACATCTTCCGTAACAAAGGTGGATGATGTGTTGGAATAGTCCTTATTCACACTTCCGCAAGTGATATTGAACTTTGTAGGGTAATTATCTCCGAAGTCAATCGTAAGTCCTCTAATATCAAAACCAGCACCGCCAAATGTTATTTTGACCGCCTGTTTAATATCTTTTGTTACAACACCTGACACCATGTATGTAGCTGTGCTCAAAGTAGGGCAAAAATACATGCTTCCGTCAACTCTGGAAAAATCCTGTTCCGCTGTTGCGTAGATTGCTTTTGCTGCTCTTTTTGTGAACACATCATTTCCATTTGAAAAAGCGGTGAACTCTGTATCATCACTAAACTTCGCTGTCTTTTGCGCTTCTGAATTAATAATACCAATCGAACCACGAATATACGACCTATTACGGAATGGAAGTTTCATAGACTCTATATATTTGTCACTTGCCTTTTGCATCTACTATCACTCCCATCCGGCATCAATTAAGTTGAATTTCAATACTTGATCCTGTTCAACCATGTGTGTTAATGCGTTTACAAAAAGAGGTTGACCGCTTCTGTCTCCAGGGTACATTGTTACTGTTATTATCTTTCCAGGATTCGCCATATCCTCGAAAGTAACAGGCACATAGAACGGTTTCAGAGCATTTAGCATCATACGCCTTGTTTCTGGAGATATGCCTACCCATTCCAGATTGTCAAGCTTGTATAAATCCCTTCCAACTCTCTGTCCGACAGCTGCATTATTTACATTTCTTCCACCATCTACAGTTGTTGCTATTGTCCACGAGAACCCTCTTCTCGGAGCCGGGAAGTCGTATCCGTTCACATTTAAGAATGCTGACATAGCCATATCTCAAATTCCTCCTAAAAAATTAGTGCGGTAGCAATTAAGCCACCACACTATGTAAATGAATGTCCGTTTCTGTTCTTTCTTTTATCATAAACGTTTACAAGTTCACGTCCGTCAACGACTATCCTACTTCCGCGTTTTACAGCTTCGATAAGTTCTCGTAATAAGTCCGTTTCTCTTGTGTTCTCAGACTGCGCTTTAAGCATGGCTTCATATACACCTTTGGAAATTCCGTCAACAATCTGATTGTTGTTTGCTACCGCTGTACGCCCGTTGGAGAATTTCCCTACCATTTCTTCATGATTTGCCATGAATACTCCATCTTCCGGGAATCCTCCACCAGTATACTTAGGGAGAATGTCTGATAGTCCAATACGACCAACACCATACTTGTATCCTTTATACCCTCTGGCTGTCCATCCGGCATTAAGACTTCCGTATCTTCCAACCGTATATCTAATAGCAGCTATCATATTTGACAGTGGATCGTAGATATTCGTATTGTATCCAGGTAATGCATTGCTTCTGAATGTAGGGTCAATTACCTGCATAAGCCCCTTTGACGGAATTCCGGCTTTCGCGTTGCTGTCCCACAAGTTAATAGCGTTCGGATTACCTCCAGATTCATGTTGCATTTGCATAAGAAGAGCATTCAAATTAGCTTCCGAATACTGATTCGTCAGCTTAAGAGCCTTTTTAGCAAGTGCTCTCCATTGCTCTACTCCGGCTGATACGTTATAAGCTACGTTTCCGGATACCTCGCTACTACTAAACATGTTTGCAATAAAGTCTTTTGCTGATTTAAAAATTGTTTTTACAATTCCACCAGCAATATCCGATACAGGAGAAAGTAGATTTGAAATGTCTACAAACTTATTTAATGCTATCTGTAGTAATTTGCCCGGATGTTCAACATAGTCAGCAACAGTACCAGCAATATCTTTTGCCTTTTCCCATACGCCACCAAAGAAGTCTCCAATACCATTCGCGTAATGAGTAACACCCATGCCACCCATAAGTGCCTCTGTCTGGTTTGCCGGCATGATTTTCGTTCCCTTTTCAAGCGGAATTACAACATTTCTTCCTTTCGGAATAAAAGGTTTCCCGTTTGGAGGAACAATCATTTCTTTGTATGTACCACCCGGTTGATCGTTTACCATTCCGATTGTGTCTTTCCCCACGCCGTTTGTACCAGATGCAAACTTAGGAACGTCCCATTTCTTCAATCTTGTTCCGGAATTAAGTTTCTCAAGAACCCAGTTAATGCCATTAATGATTCCATTCACGGCATCACCAATCGGAGAGATGATTTTGTTTGCAATGTCTTTGAAGAAACTGCTTATTCCTTGCCAAATGCTTGTTACAGCATTATAAGCACTCTGGAATCCGTCTTTGAAAAATTTTGTAATTTTATTCTTTTCAAAAATACTGGTAATCTTTCCATAGATTTCTTGGAATTTTTTAACTACATTTCCGATTAAGGACGCTGCGCCGTTTATCAGTCCTTGTATTAAATAAACACCCATTCCCGCCATTACAGTTGATGGGGAATGAATGCCAAACACATCTTTAAAACCATTAATAAATGGATCAAAAATATTGTTTTTTATCCAACTTCCAATTCCTTTAATAGCCGACAGGATTCCATCAAGACCACCGTTCCAGATGTCTTTTCCGATTTCATACATAAGCGTGAACACAAAAGAAGCTGCTGCTCCCAATGCAGTACCAAGCAGACTAAAGAAACTACTTGCAATTCCAGCAAAGTCAATGCCAGAAATAGCATCTTTTAAGTTCTGCCACAACCCTTTCGCCATTTCAGACCAATCTATTCCCGCAATCCACTCTTGAGCTTCTTCAAACGACCCTATAAGATAGTCACTGATACTTTTTGTGACCAATTTCCAGTCTAAGTTTCCCAAAAAACCTATTGCAAAATCAAACAAGGCCGTAGTTTTCCTTACTAGCAATCTTCCAATAATATTAAAATCAATCTGTTCCAGACTGGAATTTATAAAGTTTGCTAAATCATTACCAAGTCCAACAAAATCAATCGTCTTTAAAGTGTAGTATATTGTTTGTACAAACCCGTTAAGTCCAAAACCAACTTTTTTCCCCATTCCAGACCAATCAACTGAATCCGTTATCTGGTTAACTTTTTCTCCTAATAATGTTCCTAAAGATTTCCAATCAGCATTTTCGATTGCTTCCCTGATTTTTTCTGCAAAGTCAGATATTCCTTTGTCAATCGAAGTCGTTTCAAACATTTCTGACGGAGATGGTCCAGTATAGTTTCCACCACTTCCACCACCACTATCAGAATCAGAATTTGAATCTGTTGTCTTTTGTTGAATATTAAGTTCATCAATTCCAAGTGTATATGTTTGAAAATCTTTTGCAGCTTTTTTTGCATCACTTCCAGCTTTTTTTGCGCTTGATCCAGTGTCACTAATAGTTTTGCCGTAATCTTTCCATGCTTTTTTTGCTTGTACAACAGTTCCTTTCCCTGTAAGAGCTGCCATAAACTGACCAACCGCATTTAAAGTCCTCGCCATCATATCAATAAACGCTGAAATATACGGCCCGACTGCATTAACAATCGGGGCAAATGCAACAGCCCAAGCGTTTTTCAAATATAGAAGTGATGAAACCATTCCGGAAATACTGTTATTGTATTCAGAGCTGTACTGAACAAGGTTGTCTGAACCCTCTTTTACAGCTTGTTTGATATTACTGATAACACCAAAGATAGTTGAAAAGAGAATAGATGAACCAATCATTTTTAACAACGACATTCTTGCGTTTCCAGATTCATCTTTCACTCCCCTTAAGGAAGATGCAAGAGATTTTAAGATTTTTAGTGGTGATTTTTTTATTGAAGCTACACTTTTCGCAAGGTTCCACATTCCAGCTCCTGCTTTTTTAGTAGCAAACGAAATTGTTTGAAATACTTTTCCAGCAACAGGAGAAATGGCTTGAAATGCTGTTTTTAACGCTACAGCTTTCTTTTCCATACCTCCTAATGAACTATCGTCCAAACGAAGTTTTTCCATAAGATTATACGGAAAAGAACGTATTGAATCCGCAACTGAACTTATTCCACTTTTAAACTTTGTGAAAAAACCTGTATTGTTTGAATCTGTAACTTTTTTCAACGAAGCCGATGCTTTTTCCGCTTGTCTGCTTATTTCGTTCAAGTTTCTTGCTTCTTTTTCAATAGATCCGCTTGAAACTTCTGCACTCTCAGACATCCCTTCATTTGCTTCCGGTACCTTCACTCCATCAGAAAGTCTATACGGTGTTTCTCCATTTCTTGTTACAGTTAAATCAGGGTTAAGCTTTACAGTATTAAAAGCCTCTTTTGCTTTCATCGCTTCTGCCAACGAGTTTTTATACTGGAACATACTTTTGATGTTCTTTTCCCACATTTTTCCCTGATTTATTGCACTTCCTGTCTGTTCGGCAGTGTCGAAAACGTTTTGCTTATACCTATTCAAGCCAGATTCAAGCTTAGAAATTGCACGATTAAGCTGTTTTTCGTTCATAGCTTCAAAGTTAATTCTAAGCTTAGAATCCTTGTATTTTCTCATCAATGCGCTAAAGCCTTGGTCTGCTTTTTTAACCTCGGAAGTATCAACTTTCAGCTTGGTAGTTGCAGAACCAAGCTTCTTTTGTTTGTTTACAATACCGTCGAGATATTTCTGAGAAGATTTAAGACCACTGATATCAACTCCACCAATATTGTTTAATTTTGGAGCTAATGAGCCAATTTCAGAAAGCGTACTGGCTATTTTTTTCAGTCTGTCTTGCATTCCAGTAAGAGAACGGTTCGCTTGCTTAGCAGATGTTTCTATTTGTAACTCAATTGAATCAACTTCTGTACCCACAACTTCACCTCCTCTTGGTTTTGCTACATGCTTGTCTCCGGAAGTCCAAGTTTTCTGTCATTTTCAATCCACTTATCCATAGCTCTAATTTCCGCAAGCATATCTCTTCTCTCTCGTTCTTCTTCGGTTAGTTCTGAATCTTCGATGATTTTCCAAAGAATAGGCTTTTCAATATACTCAGCTTTACCTTTGAGAACATTGTCTACCGCAGTAACTATTGCTGAAAACGTGTATTGACCTGATATCCAGTTAATATAGTCTTCCCTTTTAATTCTTTCCTTATCTGCTTTCGCAATGACTTTTATGATATGTGGATTCATATTCCAGAACTCATTCCAAGTGATTCCAAGCACACTTGCTGCCGGGAACCACTCGTTTTCAAAAAATTCTCTTTGGGATTTGTATTTTTTTACATTGTCTGCGCAGGTGCCGTCTGAACCGGTGCTACTGGTGCAATTGGCACTGTTTGTTCCTGAACCTGAGCAATTTCCTTTTCTGCATTCTGTTGGAGAGCACGAAAAAAATCAGATTCTTCCATTTTCCTCTTCAAAACCTCAAATGCCTTATCAAACTGGCCACCTTTGATAAGATGCTGCTCAAATTCCTTTCCGGCCACTTCATTGCTTACTCCCATACAAATTCCGACATATGCTCTCAAAAATGACATCGGAGTTTCTGAATAGTCATCCATAGTTACTCCTCTTTTTTCAAGATCACATACCGTGTTAAATCCAAAATCTTTTGCAACGCATGTAGTTTCGTTAATTTTAAATGTATCCATAAATCCTTACCTTCCCTTTCTTTATATAGGGAAGGGGCAGCCCGAAGGCCACCCCGTTCCGTTTTGTTGATTAAATTGTCGTTTCGTCGGTGTAATAATAACTGTTCTGAGCGTCCACCGACATTTTTTGCTCAGAACGTGTTACCCCTTTGATACAGTAAATGTTCCGTCGCTATTATCTACGATGGTGTATTCATCGGTTACTTTTTTAGCCACTGTGTTTGGAATAGCAGTTACTGACATTTCAACAATTTCATCTACTCCACCAACATCTGAAGGTGTAGCAGATACCTGTGCAACGTAAGCATATTTAGCCACGGAACCAATACCGTCTGTTCCGTACAGATGGAATATGCATACACGTTTGTCTTCCATTGTCCCAATATTATCCAGATACTCTTTTTCAAGGTTTCCGGTAAATTCTTTCGAATCTGTTGTCTTAATACCTTTTTCGAATGTCTGTGCATCGTCCTCAAGAGTTGTAGATTCTACAGTGTTCGGAGCTGATACTGGTGCCGGAATACTCTTCGCTTTACAGAGTAATTTGTATGTTCCGGCAAAATCAACTTTTGATAAATCTGTTGCATCTGCGATTTCTTTTACAATAACTCTCGCTTTGTAACTGGTTGAAGCCATGTTTTATACCTACCTTTCTGCCTTTTTAGGCAACAAAAAAAGAGCCTTACAGCTCTCCTATAGTGTGTCTTCATTTCCAAGAGTTCGTCTCACTCTCATTACGCTTCTGTAATTTCCGCTACCATTGTTAGCTTCCGGAAATGATTGTATTTCAAACCCCATGTCTTTAAAAACAAATGCAATCTCTTTTAGTACCGCTTTGGCTTCTTTTTGGGATTTGTTTGTTGTTACTTCAATCTGCATTGAATATTGAATTCCGTTGATTGTATGTCCCTCGGTAGTTCTTGCTTTTTCTGATCCTGACATTTCGTGCATGTATACAGTTGGGTATTTTGTGGTCGCATCTTTTGGTTCATCTGTCAATGTAAAGTGAATGGTTGGAAACTTCTTATTCAATTTATTGAGTACTTTATTTTTTACAATAGAAAACAGATTTGTTTCTAAGTCAAATACCCATGAATTATCCATTTCCAAACACCTCCTTCGCAATGATTCCGATTTTCTCCCTCAATTCAACTCCTGTATTGTACATAAATGGTCTTGACGGCATACCTTCGGTAAAGAAAAATTGACCGTTTTTATAATAAAACCATCCATATGTACCAGCTGGATACTTTCCAAATGATTCCTTAAGCGTAATAAATTTTTTTCCTTGCGCATACACGACAGGTAATTTCCCTGGATACGGTGATGATGCACCAACCATACCCGTCCCGATTTCTACATATATCGCATGGTTTGAATCTGCCTTAACAACGTAAACAGATGTATTTTTACCAGAAGGTCTTTCTTCACTTGATATACTTCCAAGAAGTTCACTCGTAAATACTGCATCAAGGTCAACGACATTCGCTTTTGCAATCTGTACTCCTTCTTCCGCAAGACGTTTCGTAAACTCTTTCACTTTCGAATCAAGTTCTTCTTGATACTTCCTAATCTGTTCAATCGCATCTGTAATGCTTTTTACTGACAAATTTGCTTTTATTACCTTTCCCATCTTTACACCTCTTTGCTTATCTTCTTAAGCAGAAATGCATCCTCATTCAATGGTTCATCATTAGTAGCCATAACCTCGTAATCTGCCGTGTTGGCGTCTACGTTTAAATTGTTTGCCGTGTCTTTGTATTTAACGGCTGATTTTCGCCAAATACGAGTCCCTACGGCAAATGGCAATGCCCCTTTTGAACAAACAATAGTGGCTTTGTCCGCTGAATCCTCTACACCAAAAACTCTTATAAAAGCTTCAGTCAAGGTAGAATTTATGTTTGCCATGAATTCTGTCGGTTCCGTATATTCCGGTTCGTATTCGCCGGATTCCACTGGTACTTCTTTTCCATCAACGGTAATGTATTTAGTGTTTCCTTGCTCGTCTTTTTCATAAATAGGCGTATTTCGCCCAGTCTGCAAAGAATACAGCATTTTCTGTTTATTTCTGTCCAGTGTTCGCATCGGTATCAACCTTCTTTGCTTGCTTTCTAACCTGATCTACGCCAGTACTTGCAAGACCAGATACAATTCCTACTGCGATTGCATTAAGAACATCTTCTGCCGGAAAATCTGGAATTACATACATTCCAACAACTCCAAGAATTCCTCCTACGATACCAACGATAACCGGGATGCTATTATCCTTGATTTTAGGACAGAGTTTTGCGCCAAGTCCTACGAGATAAGTAATCACAACGATAGCAAGTACCGTTCCCATTGTAGAAATATCCATTATTGTTCACCTCCATCTACGTTCTTTTTGATATGAAGTTCATCAATCTCATGCTTCATCTTGGTAATCATTCCATTCCCGCCTAAATCATGATAAGCTTTGTACATTTCGCAAAAGTTTTCATATGCGTAGGAAGGTATATTACCAAGTTGCGTGTATTTGCTATGATACTCAATTAGCTGTACACGAAGTAAAAGCATAGTTCCCTTACTGTTAGCTTTCCTCATGGCTCGTTCTTCTGCAATTCGCTCATCACGTTCCTTTACGTATCGTGTTTGCTTTTTTTTCTGTTCTTGCAGTAGCCAAACCATGTATCCAAGCAAAATAGGAAGGGCAATGAAATATGTTTGTGTTATCACTTCACGCATCTTTTGTTGCTCCGTATTCGATTATTTTTCGTCACTCCCACCACCAAACCGACGAATCCCCTGCAACCATATTACTGACATCAATAAAATGGTCACGCACAATCTTCTATAAGGAATGAACATACGGAAGTACGTCATTAAATATTGAACTGGATATATAAGCATTTTCGTATGATCTGCTTATAGAATTTTCACTGTGAGACGATTCTCCTTCAGCTCCTTCTTTCATTTTCAAATCAACAACTGCCATAGCAATAGTACTTATATGTCTTTGAATATCATCTTCAATCTGATTTTCAGTAAAATTGACAGGAAAGTTCCTTTGCTGCTTATATTTTTCAATAACAAAATCAATCAAGAGTTTTGATGGCTCCTGACCTTTCAGATCTGGAATGTCATTGAAATATTCAGTTACCTTTTCCTTGATTGAATATGCCACTTCCATAATTGTTCTCCTTTATAAGTTGAATTTCGAAATAAAATATTCCTTTAATTCTCCACCAGTCATCGAATCAACATTGCTCATACCATGACTAGTCGCTAACGAACGTAAGTCTTGTACACTCATTCTGTTAATATCTGTCTTGGTATAATTAAATTCAAACGAAGATTTTCCCGGAATTTCTTCCGGGATTGCTTCGCCAGCTTTATACCATTTTCCATCGATTTTGATTACATTTGTTGCGATCATACAACCACCGCCTTACGCTACTTTCATAACAACAACGCTGTTCATTCCCTCAAATGACGGAAGACCAATCATTGACACAACGCAGTGTGTATTGATCGGGTGCTCTGTAGCATAAGTGTAAACAGCAATACCTGTTTCAACGATAGAAAGGTTTCCATTTGCGAGACTTCCACTTCTCTCTTCTGGTGTTCTACCGAAAACATAATCACCAAGGTATACTCCGGCTGATTGACAAGAGATGATGTTTTTCGGAATAAAGTACTGAGTTACTCCGGATTCGTCAACATACATCTTGTCGTAAACTTCTATTTCGATTCCGTATCCTCTCAGGTACGCAAGTACATCTTCCTGTCTTACTCTGATACCGCCGTTGTATGCTGTAATTCCAAGAACCTGTTTCTTTGTATCCTCCGCATTGAGAAGCATTTCAAAAGTCTCGGTGTTCATCGAAAATCTTGTCAGAGAATATCCTGTTTTCTTGGCGAAATCACGTCTTGTTTTGATAAGGTCATCAAGCGGTGTTGCTGTCTCCGGGGCATCCCATTTGTCAGATGTTCCAGAAATTTCAATATAGTGGTCTTTTTTGTGCACTGTTCCATTGTCAGTTGTGTAATCAACCACATACTTTTTGCCTTCAATATTTACGGTAACTTTCGGTACACCGTCTGCCGGCGCAAGAAGTTCCCAAATCTGTCTCTCAGGTACAACCATAGCTCCCTGGATCAAATTCATTGGTTTCTTACTGATTTGTCTGAGAACTTGGTTTGCAAGAGAAGAATTTTCAGCTGAAGCATAATTTGCATATTGCTGTTCTTCTTTCTCTGTGACCATGTAGGACTCTCTGTAGAACGGCATCTCGTTCTGAATGTCCTGGAATCCTCCAACATCTCTTAACGGAGCCTGTGCGTCGAAATTTGAAGCTTTCAGTGCTACCGGCTGTGAATTTTCGCCGACAATGTATCTGATTTCAAGTGAATCCTGTTTTGTGGTTCCGAATTTCTGTCTTCCAAGATACGGTGGAAGTGCAAGTGATGCTTTGTAGTTATCCCACATAACTCCAAGACTTCTTGCTGTAAACGCTTTCGCTAATGGTAATGCCATCTCTAATATACCTCCTTAATTACTCTGTAATTGCTGGTGCACCGTAAAACGTAACTCTTGGTGTTGCTTTTCTAGCTGCATCTGAAATCTGTGGAGAAAGTGATTTAACTTTTTCCCAATCAATAGTTCCTTGATATACGTATGTTCCCGGTGCATCTCCCTGTGTTACGTCAACGTCCTCAAGAAGATATCCAAGGCATTCAGCATCATTGGACGGATACGGTGTTCCCGCCTTTGCAATTTTCATACCGTTTTCATCAGCTGTTGTTACGCTCACCTGTGTTACCACGCAAGCTGCTCCTTCATAAGGAAAAAACTTCAAAATACCTTTACTCTGCGTAAAATCTCTTACAATTGGTTTTCCCATTTTTTTACCTCCAAATTTACTTCATCAGGTAGTAATCTCTTGTTGCCTGATCGCTAGCCTTATTGCCAAATACGATTTGTTCCGCATTTGCTACATCTTCCGGCTTTTCTTCGTCTTTTTTTCTTCCGGCATTTCCACCAGGATTAATGGAACCATCTGCGATTTCCTGTTCCTTGGCTTGTGCTGCCTTTGTTTCTTTTTCGGCAATAATCTGTGACATTGAATCGATTGCTGCTTTTGCAATCTCCAGATCGTCCTGAAATCCAGCAAGAACCGTATCTGCCTGTTCGCCTGTCAGACCTTTTTCAGCTGCATATGCCCGAATGTCTTTTTTGATATTCTCTTTCTGCAATGAATCAATCTGTTTTCTAAGATTCTCAATCTCGTCATCGTTCTGTGGTGACGGATTTGGGTTCGGCTGTGGATTTGGAACTGGTGCCGGTGTAGGTTGTGGCTGAGGTTCCGGCTTTGGTGCTGGATTTGGGTTCGGTGCCGGAGCCGGTCTGTTACTGTGAAACTGATTTAAGTAATTCGTAACTTGGGCATCTGTCGGTTCCTCGATCCCTAATGCGATTAAGTTCTGTTTTGCTTCTTCTCTTGTCATAGTTATTACCTCCGTATCTACATTTGTTTTCGCTGTTCTATCAGCTTGGATTTATACTTTTTCCCATCTAACGCGTGAGAATGCTTTTTTATGTATAAAAAAATCAGCCAAAAAATTTGGCTGATTGATTTATTGAATTTAATTTTTAAACTGAATAGCTTCAATTCTAAGTTCCTGTCCGACTGTACCTAGTGTAGATACGCCGTCAGCTTTCGTCCAGTCTGTCCAACCGGAATTCTCCACATGGACTCGGTACTCAAAATCTCCTTCAAAGCATAAGCACTCGATACGCTTATTCTGCCCTGTAGTGCCGATTACCGTGTCTTTTGTGACCGTTCCATAATCTTTCCAACCGATACCCTCAATGTGCGCTTTTGCCTTGATTTCGGTGTTTAGTGGATTGATTTTAAAAGCTTCCAGTCTGAGATTGTGACCTGTAATACCAATGATATTCTCGCAAGCTCTCTCTCCAAGCCATCCTTTATTCTGGACGTGTGGATTGACAAGGAATTTAGCAGCCATGATCTCGATCGCTTCAATTTGCAGTCCCTTTCCTTTTGTGCCCGCCCAATTTCCGTTGAATGTCCAATCTGTCCATCCGATGTTTTTCTGATGAACTCTGTAGATATATGGCGTATCTTTTCCGGTAATCTTGATTGCTTCGATACGTTTGTTCTGACCTGTGGTGCCAAGGATTGTGTCTTTGGAGATATTCTTGTATTCCTTATCGCCTACATCCTTGATGTGCACTACTACGTCTGTTTCTCCGACAGGAATAAGTCGGAACGCTTCGATTCTCCGGTTCTGTCCTGTCGTTCCTGACATACGACCATCAGACTGCCAGCACGCCCAGCCGATGTCACGGATATGTGACTGGTAGGATACCTTACCGTAATGCTGTACGGAGTCCTGAGATGTTCCACCAGATGTTACCTTACCGTCAGAATCCTCTTTTGCCGGAGATGCCGTAGCGATGCCGAATGCATTAAGGATACCTCTTGCTAAGTCATCTATTTGGCTATTAAATTTGTTTAAATCTCCAGAATTTGTGATAAAGCCATTTTCCAGAAGTCGATAGCTATATCCTCTTGCGGCAGCCCTGTTCGGGTTGGCGAGGTCACTTCTCGGAACGATATTTTTTGCACGCCCCGGGAAGAACGAGCCGATAAAGCTTGCCAGTGCCGTGTCATACTGGTCTGCGCTATAAGCAGAATTGATAATAACATGACCGCCCTTTGCCGAAGCTCCTGCGCTGTCCATGTGCAACTCTAATATCTGCCAATCTTTCGGAATATTAAGGCTCATGATTCCATTGTCTGCGTACCAGTTCCGGTTCATATCTGCGACCGTGACATTTCCACCGCCTAATGCTGATAATCTGGAAGCGAGCGCACGTACACGCTCTGCCTCCGTATATCCATATCCTACTGCTCCGCAATCACCGGCTCCATGACCAGCTATTACATATAAATGTGCCATAGTCTATCTCCTTTTATGATATTTAGTTAATTAAATCTAAGTTTAGTCAATTAGTTCCATTGCTCTGGACTCGATTTCGTTAGTGATTTCGCGCAATAATTCAATCAATTCGGAGAGTGTCATTTTTCCTAATTCCATTACTTTTCCAGCACCTCACGAATTGCTTCAAGATCATCTACTGTAAGTGCTGGATAATCTGCCGCAATATCCTCAAAAGACTCTCCGTTTTTAAGACGGATCTTAAATGCTCTTACCATGATTTTCAATTTAAGTGTGTTCAATGTTTTCATTATGCTTCTCCTCCAATCAAATCAGCCATCATTAAAATGATATCGTCTGTAGTTGCTTCTAGTATATTGATGCGCTCCGCATCAGTTCTTTTAGGTTCATTCCCGTAATTGAGATATTTTTCTGGGTTCGCTTTTACATCGGCTAAGTCTAGCGTTCCAGTAGGTTCGGAGATTTCTTTGTAATCATATTCATGATAGGTCTGTTCCTCTTCTTGTCCATCGGGAATCTCCTTCACAATGTTCTCATTCAGACAGATATAGACATAATCAATTCCATCAATCTGTCTAACAGTAACACTCTCTTGCGTAGTGTCGAATCTTGCTTTCATGAGATATCACTCCTTTACATATTTGAATCGTTTTGTTCGCGTTGTATCTTCTTTTTATATTGTAGCTGTCCGTGTGATCTAAGATGCCTTTGTATGACATGCACTTCCTTGCAAGCCACACTGGAATCTTCTTCCCCTGCTTTACAAGGGATTGTGCTTTCTTGTACGACCGCCTCACTCTTAAGAAAACTCTTCTTCTAATTGTGATATGCTGTCTATATATGCGGACACCCATAATATCAATGAAATGACCGTCATCTTTGCGTTTTGCGACCGTTGTGTATACCATCCAACTGTCTTTGATTTTCAATCCCATCTCATCTGCTTTCTGAATAATCAGCTTCATAGCTTTGTGAATGTCTTTTGCGTTCGTTCCAAGAATAAGGATATCGTCCATGAAGAAAAGTTGATGCTTGACGAGATTAATTCTTTCTGTTGTTCCGTTTCTCTTCTTTCTGATACGATACATATTCTCCGCTATTTCATGGTAGATTTGAGACAAGAATAAGTTACAAAGATACTGACTTAAATACGAACCAATACTCAATCCAGTGTCAAATGTCATGATTAGCATCTCTATCAATTCAAGCAACGGTTCATTCTTAATGTATTTCCGAAGAAATTCCATTAATTTGTTTCTGTCTATTGATGGATAACATTTGCTGATGTCGCATTGACCAGCGTATCTGATATCTTTATTTCTCATCCATCGTTTTATTGCTTTGATACCGTAGGATTGACCTCTGCCTTTCAGTGCTGCGCATTGGTATTCTCCAATTCGCCTTAAGAAGTCTTTCATAGCTTCTACTGCGATATAATCGTAGATTTGCTGTTTAATGTTCTGAATTCCAATTCTTCGCACTTTCTGACTGGAAGCGTCAATCTTTTCTTTGTACCATATTGGTTGAAAGTGAATATTACCTTGAATGATTTCTTCACGTACTCCGTCAACCACTGTTTCAACCATCGGTTTCATTCCGTTTAATCCGAACTCATTGAACATTCCTTTAATAGTGTCTGTCGGAAGTCCAGTGTATTCAGAAAACATTGTCAATGAATCTCTTCTTTTGTATTTCTTTTTAAGGCATTTGTATACTGCCTTTTGAATCAGTTTTCTATCTGTTATATCGACCGTTTTACAATACGTCTTCATAATCGATTGTCTTTTTAAGGGCTTTCGGTTTGTACTACTAACCCCGGCAGATAGGCGAACCCTATCCGTCCTTACTCCTTCCTTCAAAAGTTTCAGTAGGTCTATAAAAAGTATTTCGGGCATCTGCCCAAGAGCCTTTACAGGCTACACTCTTTACGAGCGCGAAATACGACGCAAGGATTTATATATATATTAGAAATTAACAATTTCAGCCGAGGTAATTCCAATTCGTCCTGTCAAGCCTGTTCCTGCAATTCACGTACGCTGAGCCAGCATTCGACCCATTCCAGAGATTACCGCGTGCGCCGTAAGTCCTTTTATTTTTGTCGGTCGTATTAGGGGCGATCCCCTCTTTCCTAAAGGAAATTCACCCCCAACGACCTCTTCTTAATCGCAGCCGAGGTAATACCAATTCGCCCCGGCAAGCCCGGCCCTGCAATACACGAACGCAGAGCCAGCACTCGACCCATTCCAGAGATTACCGCCTTGTAAATATTCTCGCATTCCAGATGTAGTTTTACCGCCAGCATATACCATATCTGCGAAGCCTTGTGAATTTGACGAACCTTTTGCAGATGGAAACCATGCGCCAGTATCAACATCTACAGCAATATCGCCAACCCAAAAATCCGAACCGTTTCCGTCGGGATTTGCTGGAATTGTACCGACATACGTATATGTGTTTCTAATCATTGCATCAGAAGAACTGTGTGCTACACCCTTTGGTGCAACATACACTTTTTTGCTGTAATCGCTTTGGAAGTCCATTACTGTATCAGATGCAACCATGTATCCACCGACAGCGTATTCACGGCCTTGAACTCTGTACGGATGCTTGCCATCTGTATTAGAGCCGAAAGAACCATCATGTTTGCCAATAACTGCATCTGTGCTTCCAGACCACCAATGCATTGACGTAATCGTGATAGGAGCATTTACTGTATCAGACAATTTAATAGGAGTGGTATTAAATCCTGTTTTAACATCAAGATATACAGCTTTATTATTCTCATCGAGCGTTTCAATACGCAACACTTTTACATCATCTGCATATTTATGAATATTCGCTACTCCACGGTCATTATTTACTGTATTTGTATCAGTTTTTAATTCTCCATATCCAACCGATACATAAGAGCCAACAAGAATGTTCTGCGCCTGTGCGTTTGTAACCGGGAAATACGTATGTGCATCAGCAGATTCGATGGAAGCAGAGTATTGGAAATTGTATCCCGTACATCCTTGGAATAAACTCTGGCTATTCTTTGTAGCACCCTTGATGATGTTGAAAAGAATCTGAAATGTATTTCTTTCTGAACCAGCACCTAAATGACCTTTACCCTTTTTCTGATAATTCGTAATCATATTGTTATGGTTCTGATTTCTTTCAGGTTTTAATCCAGGCTGACTTCTTAGTAATCCATCAGAAGCAATACCAGAAACATAAGCAGAACCAATGCACCACGGAGTAATTGTTCTGTCTGCACGCTTGCATTCTGTCCACGGTTTTAATTTATATTTTTCGTTTGGTGTGTCAGAAATCGTTACCAAATCATACTCTGGATTTGATGCGTCCCAATTCCACCAAAAACTCATCTGCATAGCACCAACATCAACGCTACCTGCTTCTTGATAAGTATCATCATATTCTGTAGCAATCGGATATGCCGTGCCATCATCATAACGCTTGTAATTACAATGCACCCAGTCAAAAAGAGGGTGATTGCCATTCAGATAATCGTCCTTTCCCTCGGTTGTATCAGTGGACGGAACAAATTCCAATCCAGCATTATCTAGCAGTTTCTCTCCGCTAGACGTTGGATTAGTTGCGAATTTCCAGATTTTTGTCTGATACACCTTTCCAGTTCTGCGGATATTATAAAAGTCTTTAATGGTTGATGCGTGTGGAGTGTTGTTGCGAATGTCTTTCATTACACTCTTCAAATCACCTAAATCTTCCTTTAGCAAACCAATGTCCGATTCATTTTTATCTAACCTTTCAGCAGTATCTTTGTATATTTTAAATGATTGTTCCGCCATTTTTAATCACCCCTTTATATTCCATCATCATATTTTACGATAATGCCGTCTTTTCCATTTGCTAAAAAAGAAAATCCTTTACCAGATGCTTTACCAGAAATCGCATCTCCTGTTTCTTTTGCATCGGCAGCTTTCCCTGGTTCACTCAAGGTTTTATCCGTATTTACTTCTACCGGATTTTCTTTCATGTAATTTTCTACAGCTTGTTTTATATCAGCAGTTGTAGAATTTGTTTTCTTCCACTCGTTTAATTCAGCATTAAATTTGTAGTAATCTCCTGTGTCGGTCATGAGGCAAGAACTTCCGGTTCCTACATATAAAGGTAGTTTATCGAGATCTTTTGAAAGGCCTTCGTAATCTCTTATATTTCCATATTTTTTTACGCAAATAAGACTTCCCATTTCAGGTACATCTTCGCCTGCAAGATATGTTTGTCCGTCTTGTATAACTGTATAATCATATTTCATATTGTTTCGTTGATAACCTCTTACTTTCCATCGTCATACATTGCTTTAAGGTTTCTATCAGAGTCAATACTTAATGCAATTCCTCCAATGTTTCACTACTCTTCTTCCGTACTACCAGTTTTGCTATCTTGAACCTGTTCTCTTTCGACTTCTTCCGCAGTTCGGTACAAAACATCGAGATATGGTTTTGATAATGTGTACGCTTTCTCGCTATCAGGGAATAGAGTGCTTAATTCAAATGCGAGTTTAGGGTGTGTTCCATTTTTCAGCAAATAATCAAGAAACTGTGCTTTTACAAGCATATTATCCATAGGGCTGTGATTTATTACCACTTCAAACTGGCTTGTATCAATCGGACAATCATTCTTTTTAATTCTTATAATGTTAAGAATCACGTCATTCAGTCTTTGTTCCGACTCTTGAACGAATGGGTCTTTCAGCTTTCCTCTTGTTTTTGCCATATCCCATCCATTTCTAAGTTGTACAGCTCCTTGCGTGTCTCCACCAGTATTTCCTTCGAGCTTAGGAATAGCCAGAATCTGCAAGAAATTGTCTATTAAATCCTGTTTCGCTACCTGAGACTCGGATTGATTAAGCTCCTGTGTCATAATATCAACATCGGCTTTATTATCCGTACCATTGTTTGATTTTACGACCAATGCACCTTCCATTTTCATTTGTTTGAATGTTTCAGAATCAACTGTGCAGTTTACGAATTTAACCCACGACTGAACGAATTGCTCTATTCCATCCATCCTATTTGACTGCATATTATTGATTGCATCAAAAATGCTGATAACCAATTCAACGTCAGATATTCTCTCTGGGTTGTTTGGGTATTCTACAATAGGAATATTTCCAAACGCATGTACGCTCCATCCGCTCACTTTTCCATCTTTAATAATGCATTGATGCGTTTTTGTGTGGCATACCTTATACCATTCTCCTTTAAGGTTTTTCAATTCCTGTACGGAAACGATAGGTTCATCGTTCAAGGAAGAATATATAATGTATGTGTTCATCGGAGTTGGCACTGTAATTCTAAATGGAATGGTTGATTTTTTGTCTTTTACAATTTGAACCGCCAGAAATCCAGTTCCAACAGCTGATTGCCATTCACCGCATTTAATGTTTCTTGCGTGCTTATGTGCTAATCTTAGATATGTATTATATCTGTCAACATATTCGCTTATATCTTCCTTGATTGTGCTTACGCATTGTAGTGGCTCTCCATATGTCTGACCTACTTTAAATTGGACAGCTTCATACGCATGGTTCTCGACAATTTTGTTTATTATATCGTCTCTTACAATCTTTTTACGATAAAGAATCGGCTGATCTCCGTGTACATAATTCCAAAGGTACTTTACTACCCGTTTATTAAAATAAAACGTTCCAAGAGTTTCTCCTACAATTTCCAGAATATTATTCTGGTCGACCTCTTCAACGTCAACATATGCAATTTTTCTTCCATATTTCCCCATTACAAGGTCTTGTAGTGTCTCTTTATTCATCGAATTACCTCTGCATTCCAAATGTCATACCGCTACTACAATTTCTTAACGGTATTGGTTTAATTTCCGTTTTTCCTCCGATTGCATGATACACAACCCGTTTGTTACACTTTTTACATTTGCATATTTTGTTCATCGTAGATCGTCCATCATATGTGCCTACTTTTCTATGGCATTTCGGACAATAAATTGTTTCTTGAATATACTCGTTCATTTTTTTCTCCATAAAAAATACGCCCTGCCTGTTTGGCAAGACGTATTTTCTTATCTTTCAGAAGGACATTTCCGGTTAAAGAATTTTTGTTCTTTTTCTCTGATTATAATAATACACCCTTTTTTTAGTGAATTGTGTGAAACTTATAAATATTTGCTTATAATTTTACTTACTAAACTTCTATCTATTGACAAATTATCAGCTATCTGTTGTTGGGTCATTCCTTCGATAAAAACGCACTTGAAAATCTGCCTATCTCTGCTCATTGGAATTGTGTCTATAAATGATTCAATTTCTTCTGTATATTCAATTAAGTCATTTTCTTTTGTTCTCAAACGGTTAACCTTTTTTCTTAGAAGTTTTTTTCTTTTTTCGTAAAGTGTTATTGGAAATCCTTCAATTTTAAATCCCTGTATTCCTCCTAGACCTCCGGTTACTTTGTCACACACGGTACCTTCTGCAATAAGATCTGATATGGAGTCTTCTGTTTTTTTTATTTCTTTTTTTATCATCTGAATTTCCAATTGCATTGCCTTATACTCGGACAATTTCTCTTTTGTCAGAAAATTTGCATTCATTACCGGTACCCCCCTCTAAATGGATTATGTACAGCTTCAACTTTTGACGGTTCCCACGTTCCTTCGATAAAATATGCCAAAGACGCCAGACAGTCAGGTGCATCTTCATGTTTGTTTTTTCCTTTTATCGTGAAAGAAAATAAGTTTCTCATAAATGCCCTGTATTCCTGACTTCTACACCCAGTATCTCTGAAATACCATTCACGAATAGAACCGGCTTTATCCCAAATCCTTTGAGTTTTTCTCATTGAAGTAGGTGCATACTGAGAAACAAGGTTTATCTTGTGTCCTTTTTCTCTAAGCATCGTATCTACTTCATCTTTGTAACCCTCTCCACCTTGGTTAGCTTCGAAATACGCACTTCCGATATTGTGATCAATTATCATATCAACAACTTTCGGTTTAGTTATCTTCTTTTCAGAATTATCAAATATGGCATCATCAATATAAATCGATCCATCTTCATACATATATGCTACAGCAAAAGCCAAATAGTCTTCTCCACCAAGTGCAACGTCACACGCTGCGCAGATGCGGTATGGTTCTTCAGCCGGAAGTACTCCATTGTAAAATTTCATGTGTTCCTGACTAAATACCGCTCCGTCACGTTCAATCGGTTCCTGTTGACACTGTGCATACCATCCAGCCATATCATCATTTTCCTCGAATTTTGCACGCTCAATACGGTAATATTTCGTCGAAAAACCTACTCCATAATCATAATCAAAGTTACTCTCATCCGTTTCCGGGTCAAGAGCCGGTATTTTAAGTACATCAAATCGAATATCTTGTGCTTCTGGATTGTTTTCCAAGAATTCACGCCGATTCATGTAAATATCTTTCAAACTCCAAATTGTACCGTTATATACAACTTTGCATTTTTCTTTTTTACGTTTCATTACGTTGTTATCAAAGATAATCTGCTTTCTACGCAAGATGTCAGGGTTTAATACATCCTGAATACCTTCCAGAATATCGTCGATAATAAGCCATCCGTAGGCATCGTATTCACCATTCAGACCAGATGTGAGACCTTTTCCAGATAAAGACTTGTACTTTTTCTTGCGCTGCAAGTCCACCTTATTATTTTTTGCATCCGTATCTACAATAATTGCTTTTGGGAAAATATCAGAAAAACAATAGATCGGATCCGTCCAGATTTCTATAACGCCATCAAGAAATGCTCCTCCGAGTCCTTCTTTGTATGTCACATACAAGTTACTTGCTTCTGTATTGCGTGCGCACTTCCAAGAAGTTGCAAGCGTAAGTTCCTGACTCTTACCCACGCGGGCAGGCATGTGAACAAACAATTCGTCTAATTCATCATCTTCAAGCAGTTGGAGTTTGTCTGTTACAAGCTTTAGTGTTTTTCTTCTCGGTTCATAGAATCTATCTCTTCTTTTTCTGTTTTTTTCAACATACAGCATGTAGCTGTCCAAAACATCCGGTGCTTCCATCTTTAACAGCTTGTAGTAAATATTTATCAATTCAAATTCTGTCTTATTTTCTTGCGCAAAGTCCTCAAGCTGTGCAAATGTGCCACCTGATTGCTTTTTTATCAAATAATTGATAATTTCTTTTGCTCGATTTGAGACTTTTACGCCGTATTTAATGTCATGTTCCGTGCAAATAGCTGTTTGAGTAGCCATTACATAAGCATTTAGCACCTGTCCGTCAATTTCATGATTTTTTATATAATCTTCATACCCATTTACAGTTTTTATCAAGTATTCACTTGCCATAACAAAAAAGTGCCTCCTAACTAAAAAAAGTCAAGAGACACTTCTCTGTTCCACATCCGCATCCGGACAATGGCTATCTTTATTATTTTTCTGTTAGAATATAGTTCATCCTATTTCACAACTTTTTCCTTGTGGTAAGTAACTTTCAATCCCTCTTTAACAGGTCTGATTGTAACAGTGTATCCAGTCTCTACCAATTCTGTTACTTTTCCTTGTAACATATACAATTGTTTGACAATTTTTTCTTTTTTATCGCATTCATTCTGGATCATAGTTTCCGAAGTCCTCCGTTACATACTAGCATAGCGAGATATTATTTACTTTGTGTTTTTCTTATTGCTCATCTTTGTATGCATCTCCATTTAACGTCCATATGTATTCTGCTTCAAACAATCCTTTAGGAAACGGTTCTCCCATCAAAAGTTTTCTGAGATATTTTCTAAATGTAGGCTCACACATTTCCGCCATTTTAGCTGCTTCCGCCATTGTAACTTTTCTACTAGCAAAAGCGTTGTATGCATCACAAAATTTTTGAGAATCAAACTGTTTTTGCTTACTCATATTACACTCCTCACATTCACGTTTACAACTAGCCAAGGCGGAATCGAACCGCCACAAATGGAGTCAAAGTCCATTACTCTACCTTTAAGCTATTGGCCAAAAGTAAAAAAATGCATTTTCAGAATATGATTAGGGCTTCCCCTTATTCAATCATGGTAAAAGTCATGTTCTGCCACTGTGATGATAGGTCTGAGCTTCCGAGAGCGACTCTTGGCTTCCTACCACTGTCTAAGCACACATGGGATTGATACCCGTAAATTTCACGGTTCTTTCAGAATTGTTTGTAATGTTTTTTCTTATCCTTAAAACATTTTTCTTTTTAAATAAAACTTTGCCATACCGCTACTTTAACGAATTTCTTGTGTTATACTCCGATTTCTCAGATTCAAGGCAAATCAGCTTATTGAGAATTTCCAGTTAGTCCGTAGTCTCTCACACCACTCACATCACTGGATTATTTCTGCACCGCAGATGTCTATTTTACGCTGACCACAAGGATTCTGCTATTGACTTCTCTATGATGATACACTGCAAGGCATTGTTGATGGTTTCCGTCTTCACCAATGGAATCACTCCCAGTGGAAAGAATCAGCTTATCCAATATCTCGAACAAGCCTATCTCGTTACCTTTGCATCTCGGCAGGACTGAAAAATCCATCTGCACCGAGGTAATCATATTTTGAATTTGCAATACGGTTTTTAGTGTATGATAACGCTTATTTGATTTACTATAGTGGATTGGATAATGTTAATAAGTGTTTTTTCAAGAACCGCTTAACTTGAAATAGCAGACACGGGAGTCGAACCCATTATTCCAAGGGTATGAACCTTGTGTGATTATCCGTTTCACTCGCCTGCTTTAATTGTTTGACTGGAAGACCGCCGTCTATTACATATCGCTCCGCAATAAAACCAGTCGAGGGACTAAAAATGTGCAACTCCGTGTTACCAACCACGGAAAGCTACCGTTCGGACTCGAACCGAAAACCTGTTGATTCGTAATCAACTGCTCTATCCAATTGAGCTATGATAGCAGATAGTAAATGCGGTTTTTATGTGATTTACTACCAGAGAATGCGATGGCTGTTAATAGTTCCTCGTTTCCAAGAACCGCAAAAACTTGAAAAACGCCATATGAAGGATTCGAACCTCCAAGTCGTTTCCTACCGAATGTCTAGAAAACATCTCCAATACCATTATTGGAATACGGCTTGCGATGGCGTTTTACCAAAATTACCATCGTTCATGTATTTGGAACCTACTAAAGCAAGGTAAACTCTTTTTGCAGCCTGTGACTGTCAGTATCTTCGCAAAGATATTGGGTTGATTTCCACGAAACCCACCAGACCTTGTGACGGTCTTTTATTCAGCTTTCCGCTAGTGGGTAATGAAAGGATAGTGCGCTCATGCCAGCGCACGCATGAAAAAAATCTATCGAAATTTTAACTAATCGGCATAATGTAAATTTGCGTCTTCGCCGTATACGCTTCGTGGATTTCATCAAATACTCCACGTGCTCTATTTTCTGTGTTGTATTGTCCGAGTATCATCTTTGACACACCAACAGAAATTATATATTTTCCATCGACAGATATGTCGTAATTTTCAAATTCAATTGATTTTGTTTTGTCTTGGTTTATTATTCTCATTTTCTCTCATGATCCATGCCGGTTTGATGGTTTCCGGCATGTTTTTTGTTTAATTACTATAGGTTTTAGTTTTAAAAGCGATCAAGATATAGATTCTGCACTTATTAGGCGGTGGTCGTCCTCTTCTCATTTTAGTCTCCGTGATATATTATTATTCACACCCGTTGAGCATTTACGGGATGGAATCACATTAATTTGTCTTTTGCCATTTATCTTTGTGTTCCATCTGGCATTCAACCATTTCCCGGACATTTGTTCTCTCTTGCTTTATTCCGTGCCCCTGACGAAATAGCTCACATTCAAGTACGTTTCCACATTTGGAGCATTCATCCGTAATTTCTTTACCAAATATCCGCATCTCTATTCTCCTGCAAGAAATAATGTGATTTTTTCAGCCAATGCATATGCTTCCTTTTCGCATCCGCGTCCGTATTCGCAAATTGTCGACCTGATTCCATCAAGTAACGCATGATAGAATAAATCATGTTTCTGTATCTCATCCGTCACAATCTGGCAAGACGTTTCAAGTACGACTTCGTGCGCTTTTTCTTTTATGATTTTATCTTCCTTCATGTCGTTTTCCTCTTACACCCGATTATCATTAAACAAAAACGAAAACGTTTGTAATTCAAGCACTTTCACACCACACATGTTAGCTGAATCGCAGTTCTCCTATCTCCGCATTTTTTGTAAAACTCACAATAAATTTCATAAAACATGTCAACAGCTTTTAGCGTTTCTTTATCATCCATCAGATAACCCTCCAAAAGTTTTTTACATCTTCTACCCTGAACATAGCATTCACAGAGTCTTTATTGTAAAAACAAATGATTTTCAATTCCGTATCTATCGAACATCTGGTAGCTGGAACGTGGCAAATACTATTATCTGTTTCAACTACGTAAGTCGGTTCAATTGGTTTTATATCTCCGTAAATCATGCATCAATCTCCTACAAATATCTAATAATCAAACTGATAGCTGCTATAACCGCAATCACAAATGTTATCATGTAAGTGAATCCAGAAATCATAAATAATATCTTCTCACCTGTTTTGTAATTGGTTGTACAAGCAATCCTGAATTTATTACTGGCACTTAAAGTATTGAAATATACTCTCGCAATGATATAAAGAGCTATGTCGATAACTAATAGTATTAAGGTGATTTTGATTAGCATATTGATTCTCCTTTAGTGTGGGGCTTTTTGTTTTTTTGGGAATTTGGAGGACTTAGTAGTGGCTTTTTCAAGTTCTCATTTAACCCCCTCCCCCCGTTTGATCTGTATTTTTCAATCTATACGACAAACATCTATTTGTCACATACATTAGCATCATTTTCCTAAGGATTCGTTTAATTTCGTAATGTGTTCAATGATTTATTTTATCATTTTGTTTTCCGTGCATTGAAATATTAAAATATATCAATCTTCTTCCGGTTCTACTGGTCCGAGCCTTGGCAACTGCTGAGCCGTAAGCATTGGCTCACGTTCTTTTTCTCTGCTGACTCCTGGTAGATTCCAACTGTGCCAGTGATTAAGCGACGGCAGCACTTTCATTGGGTTCGTCTTGTGATCTTGTAACATAGCTTCTAAACTCTGTTCATTGTCAGACATAATTTGTTTAGCGAAGTCTATTTTCTGACTATTTAATATATTGCTACTTCCTTTACCATCAAAATACTTACTCCCATCATTCCAGTTATACAACGTCTGTTTAGTTATTCCAGTAAAATCTAAGAACCCTTTAATATTTAATATCTGGTTATGGCTCAAACATATATGTTTATATATATTATATGCGTTTACAACCTTGGTATCACAGTATTCTCTGTAGTTATCGTCATATAATAAGCACTTAACATTTGGCTTTATGACAGTATCATGTATCGTGTTAATAATATCCAGCCATATCACCGGCGGAATATTACTCTCGTCAATGCCTGCATCGATGCAGTAATTTGCGATCAGGTCCTTAACCACTGTCTTGAGATTATCCGGAGTTATAGCCATGCATAAGTCATCGTCAGATTGTAACTCTTGTTCTTTCTTTCTCCTTGCCATGTTCTACACCTCCACACCTAAAAAAATAACGCCCACAAATAGATCTTGGTACTGATCCATCTGTGAGCGTGTTACAATTCTTTTCTTGCCGTCCTTGCTCTCTTCTCCTATCCTTTGCAGCTGTTTACTCCCTCACACGGCATCCGGGACAACTTGCCAGTAATCATACTAGCGGGATTCGGTTCTGTTGTTGATATATATATCATACACAACAAAAGAGAAAAATACAAGTGCAATGCCTAAAGTTTTTAAGAAATTGTAATTCGTGGCGATGCGTGGCAATTTGCACTTTAATTTTGCGACTTTTTCTGGGTATATTCTGAGAACCTCGAAGAGGTTTGAAGAATATATCTCTTTTTAATTCTAAATCTTAATCTAAATCTATATCTAAACCTAAATCTATATCTGCGGAAACATTTTGGAAATAATTTGTATACATTTTGGAAACATTGTACCCACAAGCACAAAAAAGACAGCCACCGGAGGAGCTGTCTAATCTGTTTTTTTACTTTTCTTCTTTCGGCTTGAATTCTTCTGATCCGCTTTCGATGTAGAGCAAGAAATCATTGATTTTCTTTTCTTCCCATCCGGCTGATCTAAGACCTTCGATCAGTCTTGCTATTTCTGTCATTGTCATATCTTCCATGCTTTCTCCTTTCTCCAGTTCTCACTGGTGACTTGTAAGCTGTGTTCCTTACAAGTATTATTATATTCTAATATTTTGTATTAAATTTCTAACATTAAAATCAAGAAACGATGCTCTATAAAAAAAATTTTTATCGCTTTTTGCTTGACCTAAATCGTTATACAAGTCTATATTTCTTTCATGCAGGCACATTATGTAATAGTCTTCTAAGCATTTTCGCTCGTCAGAATACTCCTTAGTTTCAGCTAGAATTATAATTTCGATTTTATCGCCCTTGCTGTAATCTTCTTGAAGTTCTTTGCAATGATGCTTTCCAGTATCCAGCGCATTAACGTGACAAGCTATTCTGTCTTTGAGATTTTTTGTCTGACCTATATAGCATTTTTGCTTAGAATGATTAACCAATGCATATACGCCGGGACAAGACTTTCCAATGTTTTTAAGTTTTTCCATTTTTTTCAACGCAACCACTTCCTCTCTATGGTTACATTATACATTATTAAACTATTCTTGTCAATACATTATTAAACTATTCTTTCATTCTTTCAAGTTCTTTCTGAACGCAATCAAGAACAAAACCCGATATTTTCATTCCTTTCAGTTCGGCAGCTTTCTTGATCTGGTCTTTCGTTCCTCTAGGTGCCATCACTGTGATTCTGTCGTAGTTGTCTTTCTGATATTGTGCAATATAGCTCAATTCTTTTTCTTTATCTTTGAATGCCATTGTTAAACTCCTTTCTTATCTATAAGGTTATTATACATTATTAAACTATGCTTGTCAATTTAGTTTGCTTATTTTCTTTATTATATAAGAAAAAATATTTTCAAATTATTAAACTATGCTATTGACATAATTATTAAACTATGCTATATTATAACCATAGCAAACAACAAAACAAAAAGCCGATCGGAGAAGCTACCAACTAAACACGATCGGCACCAATCAAAAGAAAGGTAGATCTATTATAGCATAGGTCAAAGGGAAAAGAAAATGAAAAAAATTAAAATTGAAAACGGAAAACTTTATAGCAGTCGGATGCCACTCTGCGAGGGCATTGACGTTTTCGAAATCGTTGAAAAGATTCCGGAAAATTACTTTGTTTGGAATATCGGCGAGAACATGGGGACAGATGAATATATCCCACTTGCTGAAGATCTTCATCCGGAAGATAAAGACAACTACGAAATCAACCGTCACACGCTCAAAGCCATCAAATTAAATATTGAAGAAGTCAAACTGCTGAGGCGTGCCGCAAATTATGGAATTGTTAGCAAAGCGACAGCAGAGAAAGCATTGAGAAACAAACGCCACGGATATATGAGCGACAGAAAAAAAGCCGAAGCAGAAAATACTATTGATGTTTTCAAAAGGATTTCAGAGTAAGAAAACAGCGGAAACCGGGGAGCAATCCCCGGAGTTTTTAGACAGATCAGGAGGAATAGACATGATAGAAATTGATATGTGGTACGAAGACAAGAAAGAACAGGCTACCGGCTTAGATATTTATTTTAACGATCTTGGATGTTTCTACTCTGGAAATATTTATATTTTCGGTAAAATTGTCGGCGATTATTTCGCCGATAGCATTCAAGAAATCACAGAAGCATTTCCACATTTAGCCGAGAAAATAGATCAGTGTTTAAATTAGGGAGGACACAACCATGATAAAAGAATATACATTAACCCCGGAAGAATCCGCAAGAATTGAAAAGCTTGAGCAGCTCACGCCGGAAGAACTGAAAGACTATCATAAATTTTTATTATCTCTTCCAGAAGCAGAGAACCAAAAAGAAGCACGCGCAAACGATGCGGCTATTGACGCATATTTGGGTGTAACGCAGATCACGCACGGAAAAGAAATGGCTAAGAGATATTTAAAAAGAAAAGTAAAGAAGCTGATCCGGTTTTCTGTCCGGTTGCTGACAATTTACTTGATATATGCTTTATGCTATGCGGTAGCATACCAATTATAAATTTTACAGCTTGGAGAAATCCGGGCTGTATTTTTTATGTAAATTATTGTCAAAATAAAAAATCTGTGTTATTCTGTTAATAACTACAAACATTTTGTAGGAAATCGCGCCACCTGTGCAAACGTGTATTTGACGTTTTTAGGCTTCCAGACATATTATTCGATAACTTGTGCCTTAATAGATTGAAAGCCGTTATACGGTCAAATACACGCGCCACAGGTATATAACAACCACATACAGAGACATAAAAAATATGCTCAAGAAGTTGTCTAACTGAACGTCTTCCCGGACATATTTTTTGTTTGCAAAAAAATTGCATATTTTGTTTTGGGGTGTGAAATTTTTTCGGAAGAGCAGTAGTGGCTAGAAAAACCCCCTTAAAACGCGCGACTTTTTCAGGTTTTTGAAAAAAATTTATTTATTTTTCTTCCCTTTTACACCTCGTCTTCAAAGTTTGCCTTGGCAATCGTGGCACGTCTGGCAGATTCTTTTTCTTCGTCAATCGGAACATCTTCGCCATTCGCTTTTTTCCTGATTCTTTCCACGTATTTTTTATACCATTCTTCCTCTTCTTTCTTGCTTGCTTCTTCTTTTTCTTTCTTCTTTCTGGCAGTTTCTTCTTTCATGATCCTGTTGTTTTCCGATTTCTCGTTAAGTATTTCCTGAAGCTGTTGAATGGTAATTTTCTTTTCTTTCACATTGGTTTCCGGCACTGATTCAGCGGAAATAATTTCCTTTTTTTCAGGTGTTTCGGTGCTATTTTCCAGAGATTTGAGCATCCTTGCTACAGCTTCGTTAACAAAAGCGTTATATGTATAGCCGTATGATTTTATTTTTTCCTTTGTTCCTTTGGGTAAAATGCTTCTAATAACGTCTTTGTTCTCTTCATATGACTGAACTGCTTTCTTTTGTGAATCTGATGTTCTTTTCATAATGCGACCTCCTTTGAAAAAATAAACGAATATTCTAAATACATTATATAATTTATTTAGGAAAAAACAAGTATAAATACATTATATAATTTATTTATATAATTACAATTATTCATAAAACCCTTAAAAACGCTGTGTTTATAAGGGTTTTATTGACGAACGATATAATGTAATTATATATAATTGTATTTATATAATTTATTTATATAATGTATTTATATAACTACCGTTATATCATTTATTTATCCATCTTGTAGCTATAAGTAAAGTTAAGAATTTCCTGTGCACGTTCTCCCATATCTGGGAAGAAATCAAGCAAATCAACGTCTTTTTCAAGCTTATTTCCCGTCTGTTCCTCATATATTTCCTTTGCTGTCAAAGTATCAAAGAAATTATTCAAGTATTCAAACAGAAAATCCAGAAATTCTTCCACGGAGCAATACATTTTAATAGCGCATGGTTTTATCTTCCAAAGGTTCTTCCGATACCAGTTTTTCGCCGGTGGTGCTGGACAATTCGCCACATTTGGCACTTTTCCCTTGGTTTCAAGGCGTTTTCCGGTGATTTCATGCTCCATTTCGTGAAATCTGTTGATATATCTGGCAGTAAAGACCGTTCCTTTTCTTCCAGTACACTTGTGCGCAATGAACTCGCAGCCTTTCTTGGTGATGTTATAGCATGGTTTCTTCCGGTTTGATTGATCAATATAGCTACTTTCTGTCCAAAATTCGCATAAATCAATCATTTTCGGTTTAGTAGGCTCAAAATTGAGCTGATTGGATTCAACCCTTTCGGAGATGGAGGAAAAATTTCCTTCATCTAAATCATTGTGGCATGAGGTCACGTTATTTTTGACGGCATCTGAAGAATAATTAGTATCTTCGATATATCTGCTATATCTTCTGATGCTTTTCAGCAAGTCGCAATGTTCTTTTTCCATCATCTCCGCAACTTCCATAGAAGTCAGAGTGGAATACATAACCTGCATATTGTTTTTCATTATGCAACACTCTCCTTTCCTTTGGAAACAAGTTTATATCCCGGTTGACCATCGTTGTCGTCAATGGTTTTACCGTTCATCCTCGCCAGAAAATCCGCGATATCATGCAGCTTTGTTTCCAGATCAATTTCCGATGCCAATTCGTTGATGATTTTGCGAAGACTTTCTTTCCTACATTCCATTTCTAAGGAAAATGCAACTTTCTCTAAGGTTTCGTATTCTGATATTTGATGTAATTTTTGTCTGTTATCCATAGCTTTGTTCATAATAAAAACTCCTTTTCAAAAAAATGTTCTTGAAAGAAGTTTCCTAATGCATTATAATATTTGCGGAAGGAAACTTCTTTCGGGTATTAGAGATTCACGTAACCGACCAAAGTACGCGTGGATCTCTATTTTTTTGTAACCTCAGCATATACCATGGCAATACCTCTTCTGATAACATCAGCTTTGGTCATTCCGGTTTTTTGAGAACAATACTCTAATTTTTCTGCTTCGCTATCTGTTAGCCTTATTCTAGTATCGTTTCTCTTCGGATCTTTTGACGGAGGTCTTCCTTTTGCTGGAGACATGTTGTCACTTCCTTTCTTTTTTGGTTACACATTTATTATAAATGGTTACACATAAAAAGTCAACACTAAATCACTCATTTTCCTCATTATATTGAATTTCAATCCCTTTCCTGACGATCTCGGACTTAGATACAAAGTTCTTTTCCGAAAGATACCTTAATTTTTCTTCGATTTCGTCATCATATCTGAATTTAAGAGTATGATTCTTAGGAATATTCGTTGGATTTGCACTTTCGTTAATATCCATGATAAAACCTCCTATCTTTTGTGGGTACAAACCATAACATATTGTACCCACAAACCTTAACATGTTGTACCCACAAACTACGATACGTTGTACCCACAAACCATAATAGATTGTACCCACAAAGCAACAGGGCAAAGCTGTTACACTCTTCCCCGTTTGCACATTATCTCTCGTTCTTGCCTGCCAGATATCCAAGCTTAAGCGCATAAATAAGTGCTTTTGTCTTTCCAAGTGTAGCAAAATCAGCCACGGTCAGCAAAGAAAAGAACTCTTTTGAGAACTTCTCACTTATTTCTCTGCTTGACAGCTCTTTTGTTTTGTTATCTAGTTCATTCATTACCTCTGTTAATTCATCTTTTGTTATCGTTTTCATTACATATTCTCCTGTTTATAAACAGCTCCACAAATAAATGAGGAGCCGTGTATTTTTGAATGAAAATTAAGCTGCAAGATATGCAATATCCTTAAATTGTTCAATCCTGTCCTTGCAGTCTTTATAGATTTCCTTGTAATGCTTATCCATAGACATATCTATTTCAATTGTCTGTAAAATAATCCGTTCAACCAACGTAAGGTTGTTCAGATCATCAATGTTTACCATGTCTCTTTTGCCATTCACAACTGTTTTAGCTAATTTTGTGTATGTAATATACAGCTTATCCGAATGCTTGCTTCCTTGTTCCTTGGCATACTCAACCAACTTCTTAATAACGTCTGTCTCTTTGATTCGATTCTGTTTATTAGAAATCCGTGTGTCCTGCCATTGGTTTGATTGACGTTCCAGCAGAAATCTACGCATTGCGTAAAACTGCCGGACAAGCTCTTTCTTAAATTTAACTACTGTTTTGGAGTTTCTCAAAAGAGTAATAACAAACGTTGCCTGTTCTTCGTTAAGGTAATATATCTTTTCTCTTGTAGACCCACGATAATTTTCATGTTTTAGCACTCTCATTTCAAATCGGAGTGCTCCGAAATCCTCAATATCAGAGGTATACTTGGATATGATCGCCTGGACAGCTTCGTGCTTATTGCCCGTGCCCTCTGCAATTACCTTACTGTTTGTAAATATTTCTTCTCTTCTAAGTTCCACCAATTCATACATAAATATACCGCCTTTCTTAAACTACTGTTTTAACAGGTAGACAGCACAATAACAGAAAATAAAAAAGCCTGTGCATACTAAGCGAAGTGTTTCCACTACTACTTAATATACACAGACTGGCGAAATCTGTTTCTTGTCTATCATGGTTCAAAAAATTCCCAATCAAGCAATCTTCTTGCCTCTGTGATTATTGTATCATAAATATATTAAAAAAACAATTGCACGCCTTAATTTTCAATCCTATTTACATCAAAATCGGCAAATTAACTTACTATTGAAATATATAAAAATATATGGTAAAATATGGTTAAATCACTTATCGAAAGGGGCAAAAAGGAATGAAAGTTTGGAAATTAGTATCTGGTATATTGTCAATCGTGCTGTTTTTGATTGTATCTTTTCAGTCATGTGCAGCCGGAATCAGCAACACATTATCAGATAATGGAGAAGTTGGAGGTTCAGCGGGAGTATTAGTTGCGATCTTCTTATTGGCAGGCGGAATTGTTTCAATTGCTACAAGGAACTCAAAAGGAAAAGGCGGAAATATTGCTCTTATCATACTGTTTGGATTAGCAACAATCATTGGTCTTGCATTAGCTGGAAGCTACTTAGATCTTAAAATTTGGGCAGCTTGGTGTGCAATAAATGTTGTACTCGCTATTATTGCATTAGTAAAAACTTCAAAAAATAAATAACACCACAAAAATAAGCGACCTACGTAGGTCGCTTTTGTTTGGTGGTTATGCAGCTTTCATATCAAATAAATTAAGTATAAATTTTCTTCCAAGCTGAGTTATTCTTCTGTGGTAAATAACACGTCCGTTATCAAGAACTTCTTGCTTTATTTCTTCGTATCCGCAATTGCTATAATCAGAATACATAACCCATGTTCCGTTTACTTTGTATTGTATCTTTTTATCAGAAAGAATTTTATTTAATTCAACAGCACTCTTCAGCCCGATTTCTTTTGCAATTTCAGTCATTGTGTAGGTCTTGTTAACATGCATCAAAATAGAATTGGTACGTTCTGCTTCTACTCTCGCTGACCGTTCTTCTTTTAATCTAGTTAGAAGCTCGATCCCGAAATCCGGATTATTTAAAATATTATCAATTACGTTATCTGTAGCGTAAATTCCATTCTTTCTGATGCATGGGAGAACTTCGGATGTTACCCAATGTTTGAATCTCTTTGCTGATTCCAACTTGCTTCCGAAGATTAAAGCGTACAAACCAGATTCGTTGATGATATACATCTGTCTGTTCTGACCTGAGTCGGCAAAACACCGAGTCAGCTTATCTTCGTCTGCAACGTGTTTTTTTAGTGCATCTGATGTATCCTTATACCCAAGCGATACAGCTACATCCTTTCCAACAAACCACGGTTTGTTATCAATTATTACTGTTCTTATTTCACCGAATTCTTCATTGTTAAATACTGTAAGTTTTGTCTGTTCCATTTTTTTGTACTCCTTTTCTAAAAAACGTTTGTTTTTCCGAAAAGATGTGGTATGATAAACATATCAATATCCTTTCGGAATTGGTTGCATTAAGAGTTGTTCACTTTGGTCGGTTGGCAACTCTTATTTTTTTGTCAGAAATAGCAGAGCCTAACTTAATAGACTCTGCTCCGTTCAATTAGTAACCAGTCGCTTCACTGGTCGTTATTCCGTTCTATTTTATCCAGCACCTTCACTGGAGTATTTTATCTTTACAAACAAGATACCAATAAATATATAAAAAAGTCAATGTCAAAAACTAAAATTCTTTTTGAGTAAAAAACAGAGCCTATATTTCAAGACTCTGTTTTCGTACCGCCTTTTGCTGGAGACAATGAAGTGTACTTATCTACTGGACAATTATTATTATACCAGAAGAAGTGGACATGCGTAATGGTATAAATTTAAAAATTATGCGTAAATTTCGTTTTCCGTAAGATTACTCAAAATAAAATCTGCCATGTTAAAAATATCACGCCCGTAAGTGGCTAGAAAGTCAGCAACTTGTTCTTCTACTTCTATCGGCATATATATGTTGTTCATAAAGCACCAAACATGGCATAATTCATGAGAAATTACCTTATCAAGGAATCTCCCGTGTAACAAATTGGAAAGATATACTGTTCTGGTAAGATTGTCAGTAACCCCAACACTTAGAGAGCCATCACTACGCCTTAAAAGATTACTTCCTGGTGCTACAAACTCTACATGCCACTCCACACCGTTTATTTCAAAAATCATAAGTGCTGTACAAGAGTCTGTAGTTTTGCTTTCAACATTGTTTTTTCTTCCGGTGTAGAATCGGAGATCATTTCCGTAACATCATCGGAAAGTTCTCTCATATAGGTTTCAAGGTCTCTCATTTTGTGCTGTTTGTTCTCCGGTGTATCACTAGAGTACATCTGTTTTGACTCCATATAGGTTTTTCTGCTCATTCCGCTCTTTCCCTCTCTGGAATCTCTCATACCGGAATCACCGCCGTAATAATTCCTATCAGTTTTTCTTTCACGTCCTGTTTTTCTAGGATATGAATACATGCGATCCATGTCAATGTCCATATCTCTGTACATTTCAGGAGTCATATGCCAGTAAGGAGTCTCGTCGAACCCTCTACGCATACCTCTTCCTTTTGGGGCAAATCTTCCAGAAGAATAGCGCCATTCATCATAGTACCGTCTTCCTTCATCGTCTCCATATTCTTCCTTGAAACGCTTCAAAAGATACTTTTCTTCTTCCTTATCGTCCTCTTCGGCTTCTTCCATTGCTTTTGCGATTCTTGCGTGATATTCAGCGTCAGCAAGGTCTTTAATCATATCTACGACCTCACCAATCGGATATGACCCAACGCACGTCTGATCGCTCTCGATGGCTTCTTTTGTACACTCAGTAAGGCTTTCTATCATTTCATGAATTCTCTTGATATGCATACCATTCACCTCCTACGCTTCACGTGTGACAACAAGATTTGCATTTGACACGTTGATTGCCTGTGTACTTGTATTCTCAACAGCAATATTTACACAACATCCGGCCGGCACATCAATATAGATACCAGAAGATACATTGTTATACTGGTCAACTGCTGCCGGAGTACTAATCATCTGAGAAGATAGAACAGGCTCTCCGCTGATTGCAATTGCGAGCGAGATTGCTCCTGCTGTTCCTCCGGTCGGTACTGCGATATTTGCTGAAAAATCAACAAAATAGCGTGCTCTACACTGATTTGTGATTCCTCTCAGAGTTACGATTCCAGAACCCTCACGATGTTTGATGCAGTTATTTCCTTGTACTGCAGTGTTTGTAAAGACAACATTTCCGTTTACTGCTACTTCTTGAGCAGAAACAGCTAAATATTCAGCCATAGTTTTTACCTCCATAATTTAAGGGACAAACTATTTTTAGTCTGCCCCTTGTATTCGTAATACTGCTTATAGCAGACATAACATTTAAGTTAAGTTACATGGTTTTATTTTTTAGCATCCGCATCCACTGTTGCATCCGTAATATACGTTTGGATTTGGGACTTGGTACGCCGGAATTGGTGCTGGATTTACAGCATTGATAATTTGCTGTGTCTGAGCAGCCATCTGGGTTGTAAGCAATGCACTCTGTCTGTCCTGAGAAGCTGCGCGCCTAAGATCATTGTTTTCAGCCTGTAAAGTAGAAATTTTTTCGTTGCAAAGATAATCAAGGATTGCTCTGGTGCCTGCGTTCTGGCTTTCAATGATATCACGAGTATTCGTATTCATTGTGTTCTGAAGTGCGCAGGTGTTTGTTGCCATATTGTAGTTTACGCCCTGAATAGCTTCTCTTGTTTCGCAACAGCAATTTGCAAGTTGAGACTGCAAAGCGTTGGTGTTCTGCATATTTGCGATTGTGTCTGCGTTAATGGCCTGTTGGATTCCATAGCCAGTCTGCATGATGTTCGTATTTACGCCATTGAATCCAGTGAGCATACTGTTGTTCACGGCATAGAATCCATCACACAAACCGTTGTTGATTCCATCAAGTTTTCCGACGATATTCTGGGTATCAAATCCTCTTTGCAATGCGGAGTCAGTGTAGTAACTAGAATTTGATCCATTACCACCCCATCCTCCGTTTCCACATCCTCCGAAAGCGAAGAAAAGAACAAAAAGGATAATCCACCAACCGTTACCGTCTCCAAAACCGTCACTTCTGTTTCCATCATAAGGAGTTACGGGGATTGTGAAAGGTGAATTTGTTGAGTTAAACATAGTTTTTACCTCCTGTTAAATTTTGTATACTTAAATCTTGCAAGAATTTAGTAGCTATTTTATTTCGTGAATTGATTCTTGAAATCTGAAAACGCTTTGTCAAAATCAACCCCTCTTTCTTTTGCAATATTCCTTCCCATTTCTTCTATTCCTTTTAAATTTCCATTTTTAGCCATTTCGAACATGTTTTTAGCCATAGGATTGTTTGAAATTTGCGGGTCGTTCATCATTCTCATGACTATTTGCTTTGGATTTCCACTGTTAATCATTTGAAAGACATTCATTATATTCACTCGCTTTCACCGTCCTTTTTAGATGTAGCTGATCTTGTTTTTGCTGTCGTTTTCGGAATGGAATTTCCGATTTCTTTGATTTGGTCGGATAATTCGTCAAAACGTCTCATAATTTCCTCCGTAGCTTTCGTATTTGCGCTTTCCTGACGATTTGTGTTGCTAGAAGTAGGATTTATTTCCGGTTTAAAAATAATAGTCTGAATCGTGCCATTCGGAGTCCACGATTTTAAGTACACCTCTGAAAGATCGTTCTTTGGGAAGATTGCATATGGATAATTCATCGGTACGTCATTGGCTGTTATTTCGTCTACGCTATTTACAGTACGCCCGATAAGTTGTGGTACAGCTGCCTGTTGTTGCGTTGGAGCTTGCTGAACCGGGTTTTGATAAACAGGTTGTTGCATCTGTTGATATTGCATTCCATTGTACCTTGGAATTTGTTGCATATATTGGTTTCCCATATACGGATTTTCATACATAATGGCATATCCTCCTAACCTTTATTACAAACGTCGTTAAGTATATCTTCTTTCGTCATATACACATTTTCAGTATAGTATCTATTTTCGAGTGCATCCTCTACGACATGGACAACCGTCGACTGGATGCAAAGCGGGATATCTTTCATTCTTTCATCACAAAATATTCTTTCAAGAAGCTCATCTGAAAACATGTATATCATCTCCTTATATTTAAATTTTCGCATAAAAAAAGAGAAGTAAGTGTTCACCTTCTTCTCATATTTTTGTCATATAGTGGCTCTTATTTTTAGTTGTTAAACGTACACACTTTTTACACACTTTTGCTGTGTAAATATGTGTAAATATATGGTATTTTATAAAAATCAGCATGTGTACAAAATGCCGAAAACCCTTGTAAATCCAGCTATTTCAAGGTTTTTCTATTAGTCGTAAATAATAAAATTATATACCATCATTGTATATAAATTTGTTACTTAAAATGCATAGAATACCTGATTATACCGGTGTTTTGTTTTTAGTTGGTGTGTATCGTACACACTACTTACACACTTTATGATATTCTTTGCTTAAAATCAACAAGTTTATTACCTACGCAGTCAACTATCTTCTCAATATCACTTGATGACTTCTCTTCGGTGACGTGCGTATATAAGTCGAGAGTCATACTCACACTAGAATGACCTAAATATGATTGAACTACTTTTGGATCAATGCCACTTTCGAAACACCTCGTAGCAAACGTGTGTCTAAATGTATGGCCGGAAAACGTTTCAAACAAGTTTCCTGGAGACCTCAACAGATTTATCGAATCAACAACTTTCTTTATGCTATCAGAGTACCTTGTGGTGTTAATTGGAGTATTGAATTTTGTAGTAAATAAAAATTCATTCTGTTCTCTTGGATTTTTTGTGGAAACAACAGCTTTTTGACGAATTTGCTTTTCCAGGTATGTCCGGCAAACGCTATTTATCGGAACCTTACGATTGCTATTTTTTGTTTTAGGTTCCTCAATGTGAAAAGTATTATTAGAATCTGTCAAATATTTTTGATACACTAAAGTTTTGTTGACATAAATAAAACCTTTCCCGAAATCTATATCACCTTCTGTTAACGCGAAAAGTTCACCAGGTCGCAATCCGGTATTGATAGCAACATTAAACAAATTATCATAGAATGTATTCTTGCAATATTTAAAGAAAATATTTTGTTCTTCAAGTGTAAGTGCTCTCGATTTGTTTTCTTTCTTTGCTATAACTTTGGTTCCTTTTGTCGGATTTCTCGATATAAGATTGTCTTCCAGTGCTCTTTCAAGCATATCTGCCATTACTGATTTTATTTTACATTGAACCTCATAACTGTACCCTTTATCATTCGCTAGATAAATTATTTTTTGAATATCTGACTTAACCAATGAATTTATGTTGCGGTTTCCGAGATATGGTGATATATTTATTTTATATGTACTGGTGTACGCCCTAAGCGTGTTTGGGGCGCACACTTTTTCTTTATATATTTTCATCCATCTATCAAACCAGTTATCCAATTTCACCTCATCTCTAATGCTTGTGTAGTTTTCATTTTCTGCAATTTTTACAGCGAGTTTCCTTCTTAATTCTGGTAATTTTTTTGAATAAATTGTTCTCTGCTTTCCAAAACAATCTTTATACCTTCCTTGATAAGTGCCATTTTTTCTTTGCGTAATTCCTGCTCCTAATTCTTTTCCTTTCAAATCCTTTCCCATTATTTTTGCCCCTTTCATTTTGAAAAAGAGCCACTATATATCTACATACTACTATATAGTGGCTCGTATTTCAATATTTACACTTCAAGCGTTTTTTCTATAAACTTTTCAAATTCCTTTCTTTTTACCAATCGTTTACCTTTACCCACGCAGAATAGAAATGAACATCCAGGCTCGTTAAGTAATGAACTTATCTTATTTACGCCAATATTGCTGTATTGTGACGCTTCTTCCACAGTAAGCATTACCTTTTCCCAAATAGGAACCCCGTTCTCTTTCATCGTTATCACCTCATTTACTTTGGACATTATGTTTTTTATCCTTCTGTTTACAGTTGATTCAGATAGGGATAATTTTTCGGAAATTTCCGTTGCGGTTTTTCCTTTTGATAGCATCAAGAATATTTTTTCTTCTTCCTCTGTAAAGTTGCATTCACGCATATAATACTCAATTTCGCTCGATACGCAGTTACATAGCTTCATACACCATCCCCTCTTTCCATAACGGTTATTATCTACTATTATTCATTTGAAATTTCATCAGGTATTCCAACACTGAATACCTCTTCACAATACTTTTTGTACTCTTTACACATTCTTGTTTCCGTTGCCTCTTCGATTGTTGTACCGTATGTTCTTGCGAAAATTTTGACATATTGTTTATATTGTCTTTCTGCTTCATTCATAACCTTTCTCCTTTGTTCTCGCTTCAATTTCAATCGCATTTCCGTTTCTCCCGTCATTTATTATATTGATTTTTCCAGAATAATCAAATACCAATTCTCCATGGTCGTACACTCTGATTCTACCAGTATCGTTCTGTGCTGGGATCGTCACGACAAAATTTTCTTTCTCCGGTTCTGCTTTTTCCTTGCTATTTCCGCAAGAAGTAGCCAATATTACGAATATAATCACAGCCACGGAGAGCAAAATCTTATGATTGTGCATACTTTTCCGACTCCTTTCTGTGCAGCTCCATCAGCGATTCAAGCTTTCTTTCATCCGACTTCGCCAGTTCACCATGCTTTTTCATATCGTTCAGTTGCATCAGATATGTACCGGCTTTATCAACATCTTCTTGCCCGTTCTTTGCTTTATGTCTCCAAAGGTACTTGAAAACATTTCCCATACAAAATGCCACAAAACCTCTTTTCCCTAAAAACAATTTCATCACAGAAAAACATTCAAGGCTTGTCTGCTTGTAGTGATCTGGTCTAATTTCTTTCATCTTTTCTCTTCTTCCTCTCTTTTAGCCTCTTATTCCATTCTGCCAGATACTTCTCCTGTTCTGCATCTTCCAATTCCTGTCTGGATCCGTATACCGGTCTGGAAAAGCTTTCTTTTGCCGTGTCGCTGTCGCAATGTGCGATCAGTCCACCGTAGTGTTGTTCCTGGTCATGCTTCATTTCTTTTCTGGTGCGTTTATTCATTGCATTCCTCCAATAATTCCGGATTATCAAATATATTGCCTACAACTTCTGCATCAACCAACTTGATCCAATATCCCAAGTCTTTTCTAAAATTATGGTTTTTATCCCAGTCCACATAAAATCCGACATGGCAAGTCGTTGTACTGTCAAAGCAACTCTGATATTCGCCAAATTTTACAGGAGCATAATAATCGCCATAATGGTATTTAATAATGTCGTTCTCCCATATCTTCCTTCCCTTCTTGTCTGTAAGTCCGGTGTATTGACAGATCGTATCCGAATAAACGAGATAGCCATTCTGTCTGCACGTATCTGCATTTTTAATGTCATATATAAACCATGCACCATATCTTTGAACCACATATCCCTCAACCCATTCTCCACCGTCAACTTTCTTCGCTCTAAAAAGAATCTCTCTATTCATATTCCTCAACTCCTTTGTCGTTTTGTTTTTATTCATCAACTTCCTGTTTAAGCCAATGTGCTTTACAATCTACGCATACCTCTCTACTTGGTACTAGACTACCTTCTTTTCGGCAATATGCTCTTTTATCACCTGCATAATATGGACAATTTATGTTGTAATAAATCATAGCTTCTTCGCTTGCACCATCATCATCAATGCTTACTCGGTTCAAGTGTGATTTCAAACCATCCAGCAATAGATTTATCATATATTCCCTATTTGTCATTCTGTTTTCTCCTTATACGGCTTCGGCAACGGCATCCAGACAATAACTTCAAACGGTATCTCTTCTCCATCGCCATCGTTCCACCTTTCGCATCCCATGCGCAAATGTCGCAATCCTCCGGGCATACATTTGCCTTTATTGCTCTTTTGCACATCTCCATTTTTAATTCCCTATCATCCTCAATGTCTTTGATAAATCCGAGTTTCCTCAAGATTTTATGAACCAGTGATTCTTTTCTCACTTTATCTCCTTCTTTCTTCTTGCCATAACCATGTGCTTTCCGCTTTTCTGCAATTCACCATAAATCGAATCGCAGATTGCTGATATCCCAATGTTTCTCGACGGACTCTCAAAATAAATTGTATCCGTCTTTTCCCATGTCCTTGTTGGTGCGTGGTAAAATCTTCCGTCTGCTGTCTCTACCATCGTCTGTTCCTCACATGCTGTAGGTGTGTAGAATTTCACACATATACCTTGTACACCTGATTCATAACATCTGATTTTGTCACCAATATCAAACCTTCTCATTTTTTCTTCCTCTGTGATACTTCACTTTATTGTTTTTGATTGCATCCCATACAATCCTTTTAAATTCTTCACCTGTAATCGCTATTACTTTTCCATGTTCCAATCTTCTTTCTTCAACAAGATATATAACGTTGCTCACCTTGTCCAAATCAAGTATTGCGATATCTTCAGGATGCATAAACAAAATGTGTTTATTTGACAACTCTATTTTTAACATGGCTTCTTTAAGCTCTCTCATAAAGTCTTCAGACGTCATCTTCATCCTCCTTTACATAATCCGGGCATTCTTCCATGTATTCATATTGGTCTAAATCATCACACAGAGTAGTACATTCTTCGTACTTCTCACATTCCAGGCAGCATTTATGGATGCTTGGGTTTACGATGCATGTCTGTTTACATCCCATTTACTCTTTCTCACAATTTATTACAATCGTAATTACTTTTACCAGCACTTTCTGAATCTGGTCGTAAATGTGGTGGTCATCACTGCCGAAGTGAGCATACAGCCTTGCATCTTCTTTTCCTCTGTCATAGCAATCTTCCATAAACTCAAAGCAGTAAATATCATCTTCCTCAATGATTTCTCCGTTTTCTCTCCATTCATAAAGAATACGTCCTTCTACCATTTCGTTTACGATATCATCAGAACACTTGTCACCGTTCAGATGCCTGATACAACAATCAATATATCCTAACTTGTCACAATATCTATATTCTTTTGCTGTTTCCTCTGTATAACCTCGGAAAGAATCTTTTATCTGTTCCTCAAAATCTTCCGGAAGATTGAAAATATCTACTTTAATACCTCTCGGCAATTTAACCATATAACTTCTCATAATTCGTTCCTTTCTCCTTACTTCATAAACAATATCCAACGTGTCTTACCTCTCTGATCTCCGAGAAGTGGTTCCTTTCCAAACTCTTTCAACACGTCATTCAGTTTTATTTGTTCCTCGTTCCACTTAAAAACCAATATTCCGTCCGGCTCCAACACTCTCATGCATTCATCAAATCCGGCTTTCAAATATGGTTTCCAATCTTTCGGTAGAACCCCGTATTTCTTAGCAAGCCATGATTCACTACCGGCTTGTTTTAAATGAGGTGGGTCAAACACCACAATCTTAAATGTATTGTCCGGAAATGGCATCTCCCGGAAGTCCATTTTTATATCTGGCTTAACTAGAAGTGCTCGCCCATCGCACAATGTTGTTTCAAGTTCTCTATTGTCTGCAAATAGAACATCTTGATTCTCTCTGTCAAACCAAAACATCCGACTTCCGCAGCAGGCATCCAATATTTTCTTCAATTTTTCACCTCTTCTCCTTAAAAAAGCGTAAAAAAATACCAACCACCGAATATTGATGGTTGGCAGATGAAATTATGCTTCTTTATACCGTTTCAAATCTGATTCGCCTAGCTTTTCAAAAACAAATCCGCAATCAAGACATATATACCTTTGCGTACCAAACGACATTGTATATGCAGATTCTGTACATGTTACATTCCCTTGCTTACTTGTTTTTTTCTGGAATTTGTTTTGTTATAACTGTGTTTCCACTAATTCTTTCGGTATTTTCGCTTTTACAAAATGGACATTTCATTGGCATTTCCTTCCGTATATTTTATACGGAAATTATACCATCCCAACCATCAATATTCAATTGTCAAGGTGCTGTTAGCTGCTATTTTTAGCTGCTACTCTATTTTTCTTTGTACTTTTCAAAAATCTTCATCATTTCATGTCATTTAGGAGAAAATGCATTTTTATCTAGCTAGAACTCTTTCTCCTTTCTGTAATTTATTTAATTTCTAACAATACCGTTGTAAGTTCCAACGTACCATCCGCTTCTATCCATGCGACAGCCAGAAAATCATTGTCGTAGGCACACGAAGAAAAACCATCTTCAAATCCAATCTTGAACTGTATTCCCTTTTCTTCCAATGCAGATTTAATTTCTTCGTCCATTTCAAAATCATTTCCATCTTCATCTTCACGGTATCTCGAATAGTATTCGTCACTTTCTCGATAATACTTTTCAATAATTTCTTCTATTATTTTTCTAATCATCACTTCACCTCATTCGCTACCAGGAATCCCATCCTAGCAACATTCCTAAGATTATCCCTAATCAGTGCCTTGTTCGGCTGTCTGTGCCTTTCCAGATACTCCCAAATTGATTCATCGTCTCTTTCCGGTTCATTCGCCAGATAGTCCACGGAATATTCATACTCAGCTTTTGCAACTTGCAAACACTGAATCATGTAATCTATCTTTTCTCCTGTGTTCATCATTGCTTCACCTCGTATCTAAATTCCATAAGCGAGAAGAATTTCCCATCGTGATTTTCACAGTAGTTTTTCAGCACATCCATGCAAGAATCACTATTTCCAATTTCTTCTTCATGCACGACTTCTCTTTCTTCATCCACTACAAGGCAATAAATTTTCTGTGTAACCTCGACCTCTTTCTTCTCATGGTCTTTCTTCCACTGTTTTAGGATTTCAACTACTTTGTCAGGATGTTCTCTTCTGTAAGCCGAACAAAACGAATATCTAGATTCTTTAACGAGTTTTCCTAACTCGCAATTTTTGCACTCTCTTGCGCACATATCTGCCAATACCTTGATTGCTTCTTCTGCTGTCAGTTCTTCCTCAACTAATCCTTCAAACATTTCGTCTGTCCAACAGTATTCGTCCGGATCTTCTTCGATGTAATAACCTAAGTTACCAACTCTTTCGATTGTTACAACGTTTCCACCCATATCTGTCATATCGTCTACAGCAACGCAGCCGCCGTAATTCCCTCCAATAACTAAATCTTCCCTGATTCTTACCTTATCGCCAACCTTATATTTCATGGCTATCCCTCCTTGATTTTCTCTTTTTGGATTTTTCCAAAACGTATTTGTCGCAATCACTTGCGCTACAGCCTCTTGAATGCCCTGTTGCGCATATATAATCACATCTTAAACCCGCATTTATTAGTTCTGCCTGAGTCATCCTGTACATACAAGTACGGCACAAATGTCTGTCAGAATTGATTCCTTTAGTTTTCGATTTGTCTTGAAAACAAATTCCACAATCTTTTAACCATCTTTTTATTGTTTTCTTTGACACGTTATATTTTTTTGCCATCTGTTCCAGTGTTGCACCAGACCTGACGCTAAATTCCAAATCTTTTTTGTTGTATTTTCTATGCTGGCCACTATTAGGAATATCTCTATCGTTAAACCTGTCCATTTCCAAATCAATGTATTTATATACTGTTGTTTTAGACACATTTATTTTTTTCGCAATCTCAGATACTCCAATTCCGTTATGAAACATCTGGAAAGCGAGTGAACTATTTGTCATCAAGAAGTTCTCCTTTCAAATCTTTAATCATACCCTCATAATCAACTGTTAACTCATTGTTTTGTTTGCTGTTGTCGGATTTGTTTATCTTTTCAGACAATAATTTATTATTATTTTCTCCCATTAATCCGGAGCAAGCATTTTCATTAACAGCCTTTATAATATCGTTCATGTATGATGGAAGTTTTTTTAATTCAATTTTTCTTGCAGACTCTATTCTGTATGTCCGCATAAATTGAGAAGAAACAACCGATTCGTTGTAGCTACAGTCCAAAGCCCACGCCCTTAACTGTTCTGGACTTCCCACTGCTCTTTTTACTGTTCCAGGAAGTTTTTCAAACTCTTCCACAGAGTTGTACCCGCTATTTTTTATGGCTCTGTTTACTAATGACCACGCTTCAATTTCATTTAATTCTTTTTCGGAAACAAAATTTTGCATCTTGTCAATCAGTTGTCCAGGAGAAGGTGCAAATCCAGAAGAATCCGACCGAATGTATGCTTTTAGTGCCAAAGATGCTTGATCGTATGTGCAATCAGATAAGATGTTCGCCCATGTGTTTGCAGCGAAATCTACATCAACAAGCTTAAAATTAGGATATGTAGCCATCATAATTGCAAACATTTTTTTTACTTCAAGGCTATTCAATAAGACCACCACCAATCAAATCTTCTACAATATGTTCAAACTGTCCAGACTGAGTGTTATCGTTCGGAATTTTCATACTTGCACCGGAAGTATTAGGTTTGTTATCGTAATTTCCATCGAGTACCTTTGGAAAATTATTTGGCTTAACAAACCAGTCAAAATTGAACCATCCTGCATTTGTATTTGTTTTGCCTTGTAAAAAATCACTTTGTGCAACCTTTTCGATTGCTTTAAGTACATTGTCAACGCCGTATTCGCTTATTCTGGCAACCAAACATTTAAACCTAGTGGAATTACTAGACATTCTGGAAACGGGTCTTATTCCGTGCTGTGATAGTGTATTCCAAGCGTCCAAACATCGACGTGCATCCGATATTTTGGAATCAGTTTTTCTGATATATTTATTATTTTTTTCTAAATCTATGTCTATATCTTTACCTTTATCTATATCTTTGGAAACATTTTGTATACATTCTTGGGTGATGTTATTTTCTGCGAACGTATATGACTTGTTTGTCTTAACTAGGAGCATCTCTCTTTCTTCCTGATATACCGTTGGTGTATACCTGTCAGATTGAATACAATTGTGCATTTTCCAATGTTTAATTACGATCACGCCATCTTCAAAACACAAAACGAATCTTTTCGCTATCAGAAGCTTCAAATCATCGTCACTGCATCCTATCAACCTCACAATTCTCTTTGGATTCCCAACAAATCCATCGTCGTCCGCTCTCATGTTCAGATGAAAATATAAGCATTGAGTAGATAATGGCATATCGAGAAATGCATCAGAATCTACAACATTCATGTTGAACATTCTTTTTTTAGCCAACAGCCCTCGCCCCTTTCATGTATATCGTTCTTATATCATATTTATTGTCGCTTGAAAGAAATCCGTTCCACCGGCAATCGGGATAAGGACAATTAAAGCAGTTTGGGTGGCAACATAATTCCGGTCTTGAATCTTTTTGCGGATTCCTTTTTTCCTTTACTTTCAAATTACATCCGCAACTTACCATGTATCCGTTTGCAACAAGAGAAGCGATTCCCTCTTTTATTCTTCCACAATCGCATTTGCATAAAAACATCGATTGTGTTTTTCCTGTTTTCGGAAAACGCTTTTTATATACTCTTTCTACAGTAAGATGACCGAATCTTTTTCCAATGTATGAATCATCGTATTTATTCATCTTCTACCACCTCTACAGTTACCTCTACCCTAGGGTTTTGCCTGTCAACCTCGAAGTATAAAGTCGGAGTAAGAACGTCGTCATACCCGTCATTACAGATAATTCTGCACTTCTGTAGTGCATCTTCAAATGATTTGATGAACGCTGATGCAGTATTCATACGATCGTGCATCTTGTTTTCTACATAAAACCGGTAATGAATGATAATCGGTTTTTCGATTCTTTTACCTTTTAGGTTGCTAAGGTTGATAAACTTCATGCACAAGGCATCGTTTCTGTTTTTTATAATATTCCGGTACTTCTTCGTTCTGTGATCGTACACCTTACCGGATAAAAGCTCGTTTAAACCACTCTTAAAACCCTTTACGGTTACATGATATTCCATTTTACTTATCACCCTTTTTCTCTTTTTCTTCTTCCTCTTTCATTAACTCTGAGATCTGACTTGCTGTCTTCGGCTGCTCGAACCAATCTGAGACTGTTGTTTCTTTGTGAATCAGTCCATTGTAGATTCCTGTATATTCAACCAGTTCATCAGAAGTCATTGTCTCAACCTTGTGGTTAAGGCGTTTCTCAATCATTTCCTGTGTTACACCTTTCTTCGAAAAGTACGCAACCAGTGTTCTTACTCTGTCTGAAAGTGGTAAGCTCTCTTCTCCTCTGAGAGTCTTCTTACACTCATTGATACAGTTTTCAATAAGGTCAGGTGGAAGAATCGCAAGAATACGGCTTCTGAGTCTTCTTGCACCATCGTTGGCAGTCTTCTCATAGATATCACGCTGAGAGGTCAGCTTATTGTTCCCGTATCGCGTTTCTCTGATATGCTCAACAGTAAAGTTCTGACTGGAAATAGTGTTCGTTTCCAAATCCCAAGCGTAAGCCTGCATCTCCGAACGTCCATCTTCGTGTGAAAGTTCCTTAATGCCGTAATCCATGTTTCCGTAGCAGCGAGCAAGTTCCTCGGCAAATCTGATCGTAACTCCTGTTACAGTCTCTTTTCCTCTTGGATAAGAATAGAATGCACTTTCGGCAAATCCTTTTCGCTGACACGCTTCAATTGCTTTGGTGTAAGACTGTGTGTAGTTTCTAGGAAACTGTTTCGCCAACAGAAGCTTTCCCTGTGCTTCTACCATGGCTCTGCTTGACTCAATAGCAACGGTTCCCTGATTTATTTTTGACATATCAGCCAATGGCATTGTATTTGTTCCTACCTGATACTCTTCCAATTCATTGTTTGACATAGTTATTTATCCTCCTATTCAAATTCTTTCTGTAACCATTTTGGCAACCCAAGGCTTTGTACGTCCCCGTTTTCTCCCATGTATCCATACCAGTTGTCAGTAACTTTGCAGTTGTGGTATATTTCCATCAAATCATGGAACAAGTTCTTTCCCTCAATCATCATGAATTCATCAGCTTGAAGAATATTAATCGCATACGGCGGTTTCTTTTCCTGTGCCACGAAAATGAATATCGCATCTTCCCCGGTGTTAGCTTTGTAACCCTCACAGTACATTCCGGCTTGCAGATCATATCCATATTTGATAGCTGACGCTCTGAAAGCTTCTGTCTCTGCGTTGTCCGTGGTCTTATAATCAACGAGGATGTGCTGATCTCCAATAATGGTAATGTCATCTGGTCTACACTTGCATTCTTCTTCCGTCTGTTCATCAGTCCAAAAGAATGACTTTTCATGTTCGCCGGAAAAAAGTCTTTTTGCAAACTTGTTGGAATCAATCACTTCTGCCATGGCTTTGATTTTTTCCATGTCATCAGAAGAAACCACGTCTTTTCCCTCGTTTTCTTCTAGCCACTTAGCATATTCTTCTTTACCAGTTTTAGTTCTCCTGTCCACATTCAGAGCAACAGCAAATTCACTGTCAAAATCATCACGCTCAAGAATATACTTGTGACACGCACTTCCAAATATGAGTGCTGCTGTTTTGTCTTCCCTGTTCTCCATTGACCATTTAAAATGAAGTGGAGACTTTGTAATCTTGAACAAGTCTGATTTACTGATTGCCGGATGTGCTCTGTATTCGCTTTGTGGCATTACTATTCCTGTCTGCATTATTTCTTCTCCTCCACATCAACTCCACAGATCAGCGCAACTAATTCTCTATCTGGAAAACTTTCATTATCCAGATATGTTTTCATCTGCTTTCTTATAATATTTGTCTCATTTGCTTTCTCCATGATTTTGAAAAGCAATTGAATAGGAAGTGTTACGTTAATTCCTTCTAAATTCATAGCATTCTCCTTAACCTTTCATTCAGACATTCGTCGCACCATTTTTCGCCCAATATGTCTGTTATGTATTCTCCTTCATAAACAGGTTCTCCGCATATGTCACAATAATCAGACGGTTCCTGTTCATCTGGTAATCTAGTTTTCCAGTTATCGTAATTAGGTATTTCCATTAGAATCACCTTTCGTTTTAACTGTCTTTATTCCAAGCTCGTCCAACCTGTCAGCACAATTTTTCAAGTAAGAGATAGCTTGCGATTTGTTGTACTCGAATTTTTCATCCACTCTTTCGAGTGACTCCAATTCCTCAATTATTCTGTCAAATTTTGATGTCCTCATATTATTCACTTCCTATCTGTAGCCGAACGCGAAATACATTGCACACATCAATGTAGCCATCAAGATTGGTACTATAGCAGCTGCGATACCACCAAGGTTTTCATCAACTTCCTGTACTCGCTCGGCTCTTTTCAACAGCCTAAGATATTCCCTATATCGCATAGCTTTTTCTCCTGTACTTATCAAGAAATTTCAGTTTTCCGCTTTTTTTGTTGATAATTTTCAGATAACTTTCCGACTCGCTGACAACTGACCAATCCTTGCAATTTAAGTTGTACGACGACATACATTCCTTTTGCCACCTAACCGGTTTTTTTGGTTGTTTCATTTTTCTCCTTTCTGCGATATAATGTTAAGCAACTCCGTAATGGATAGCCATTTCTTTCACAATAGCTGTATATCCCTCGATTAACTTTTTATCGTCTGCAATGATGTCAACATAAGATAGCTTGTCTCTCTTTGACTTGCTTACTCCTTCGTCAGCCATCCTTCTTCTTTTGTTCGTCAATCGCTGTCCAAGGTTTACTCCGAATCGTTTCTGAAGCAATTCGTAGCTTTCGTTTCTTACCTGGCTGTAAGACTGACCACCACCAAGCGATAATCCGATCTTCTTCAAAATCTTTCCTGTATCATCTCTCCACGAAGTTGTATTCAGCGAAACTACTTCTCTTATGGAATCTACTCTGTTCTCGACTTCCGCAATTTTCTCGGCTTGCCGTTTCTGTTCCAACTGCTGTTCCGCTACTGACTGGAAAATTTTATTAAACATTTGTAATTCCGGTGAAAGCTGTGACAGATCGATTGCTTTCTGCTTTACACGTTCTTCAACTGTCGCAAAATACTCCCTCGCCTGTTCCGCTTTCTCTCCGTTTCCTTTTACGGAAAGTTTCTTTGCGAAGTGAGCGGTCAACCGGTAATCATCTGCAAAGTTTCCTTTACCATTCGCCATTGATGGCGAGTAAAAATAGTCCTCATTTTCTGTTGCAAATTCATTATCCAATATGTTTGATTTCACCCATCTTGAATAATGGCTTGCATCAAGTTCTAAGAAACTATAAAGTTTTCTTGCCGTTGTCATTCCGTTTTCATCTACACCGAGTTCAACTTCTATTGGTGTGAGAAAACTTGTGGTTTGTTGTAGTTCGTTCATCTTTTCTCCTTTCTGTGATATAATGTCCCTATACTCTTTATAGGGAGGTGAATTTAAAATGGATAACAAACAACTTGCTTCTTCCTATGCAACAGCTAAGTGTTGCGGGTTTACTGGCTCTTTCGATGAATTTAAGAAAATGTACGACCAATACTACTCTGAAATCATCGACAATATTAAATCCGCAGAACCTTCTTTAGCAAAAGTAGAAGCAGTTCCTCATCCGTTTAAGAAGCACAATTTCTAACATTTTACTGCTTTCAAAGCGGATGAAAGGGCGGTAAGAACTTTAACTGAAAGTTCCAAGTTAGTTTCGTTAATTTTCTTATCGCCATTTACTACATCTGCATATCCTTCAATGATGTCAAAACCAATATGCTCAATGAAATATTCTAATTTTAAGTACCTGTCATTCTCATCTTTCACGGCAATTCTTGAATTTCCATATTTGTCTGTTAACAAGAATCTTTTAATTTCTTTTCCAGATTTTTTGTTCTTTACCTTAGCCATCTTTTCACTCCTTTCTCTCTCCTTTCTTATACTTTGGTCTCTTCTCTACTTTTGTCTTCCTCCTTGCTTTTTCCTTCATCAGCAAGGTTTTCAACTTTCCCCAAAAAGTATCCTTTGTCAAATTCTGACATTTTAGGAATAGCTTTCTTAATTTTTTCAACAATAGCTTTTTCTTTCTCGCTCATGTGATATCCTCCTTTCTGTGTTATAATGTCCCTATAAAACTTATAGGGAGGTGAGTCTTATGAATACTATAGGAAGAAAAATAATATGTGGATACTGCAAGCAACAATCTTCTGATTATTCGATTTCTATTAATATCATTTCTTCTGATACTAATGAATCTTCAGAAAAATACTATGGAACGTATGATTGCAAATATAAGCGTAGCGGCAACAAATGCAATCAATATGTTTGCTCTGTCCTTGCTTCCAATAACATTTGTATCGGAAGTAAAATCTAATTTTTTCTCCCAGATGGTCATTTGTATCATCTGGGTGTATTTTTTCTCCACATTATATTTCTTCTTATACAGGCTCAATGAAATTAATAGCTCCAACTCCTTCCTGATACATCAAACATTTTGAGTCAATCGAAATATCAAATGCATTTAAGTCTACGGTTAATGTCGGAACTGAATTAGGCTCTGTTTTAAACTCAAGCTTTCTTATGTTGCGTATTTCTGTTCCGTTAATAAACAAGTGCACATTCGATATTGCTTCTCCTTCTTTTCTAGGCTTGATTTCGATTTTTTGGACTTCATGTTTCATTTTTGTCACCTCCTTGTTGATTATAAAACTATTTGTAGCTTTAAATCCTATATTTTAGGATTCTCTATCCACAAAAATAAAGTCCATAGGAATGCCAGAAAGTTCGCTGATGATTCTTAACTGACTTAAGTCTGGCTCTGTTTTACCTAACTCCCAGTTAGTTACAGTTGCCGGGGAAACGCCTACTTTCTCGGCAAATTCCCTTTGTTTCAGCCTCGCATTAACTCTACACGCAGCTATAGAAATCCTCGGAATCTTATATGTCTCTATCATTTGCTTTCCTCCTTTCTTTAACTTATGCCTGTATTATAATCCTATATTTTCGTATTGTCAATACAGTGATTTAATTTTTTAGGATTCTTATTGAATTTTTTAGGATTCTGTGATATTATAATGAACGTAGAAAGGAGGTGTTAACATGACCGATGAAGAACAGAGAAAAATCTTCGCAAAGAACCTGAACTACTACATTTCCAATAGTGGAAAGCAACAAAAGGAAGTTGCTGAAGAGTTAGGATTCCCACAAACAACATTTAACACTTGGTGCACAGGAAAGATAATGCCGAAGATGGGAAAGGTACAGGCAATAGCTGATTACTTTAAGGTTTTAAAATCAGACTTGATTGACGACAAAACATTTAAGGAACCGTCGGAAGAATTTCTCGAGATCGTCGCAAAATTAGGCACAGATGATGAACAATTTCAGAAAATTATAATTGATTATTATCATATGAGCACAGAAAAAAAGAAAGTTTTTTGCGAGTTTTTCAATACTTTCGTTTCAGGCAATTAAAAAAGAAAGGGAGACATTAAGCCTCCCTTTCCTTTTCTTCTCTATAACACGCTTTGGCAAAATAAAATAACATTTTTAAATATTTTTCGCTTGTCATTGCGTTTACCGCTTCAATAATTCGATTCCTGTAATATTTTTGCTGATCTTTTTCGTTCAAATGAATCCCTCCAGTCCCAATGCTGTGATGGTTTAAATTGTAGAACATATTTTCTGTTTCTCAATCATCTAAATCTTCAAGCGCATCTTTTATTATTACATAAATGAAGTGCATCGTTTTTACGTCGTTAACTTTTAATAACATCCTCTTGATTTCTGATAAGTACATTTTTCTCCATCTGTCGTTGCTTTTCTGATTGATTTCTTTTACCGTCACGAAAATTCCTCCTTTGTTAAGTATTGACAAGTTTTTAATACTGTTATAAAATTTCTTTATTCAATAATACTATAAAGGTGGTGCATTTACTTATCTAATTTTAGCAACTTGATTTTATTTAATTTAATAATTAAGGTTAATATTCTAACCAAAGACAGGGGGCAATTGTATGACAAATCTTGATTTATTAGACAATTTTGCAAAAAATATCGAAATTGAACGAATTAAGTTGGGATATTCACAACAAGAATTCGCCAAGCTTTTAAACATTTCGTCTTCAACGTACAAAAACATAATCTCTCGTCGGACAAGCTCTGTAGACATTACACTCGTGCCAAAGATATACAGTCTTACTGGTAGATTATTGTTTGAATTACTGGAATTGGATAGTATGGAATTGGAAATATTGAAAAAATACAGGCTATTAACTGAACGTCAAAAAGCTTATATTAGTGGAAAAATTGATTTTGAACTTGAAATGAAAGCTGATGAAAAAGAATCGGATAATATGCTAGATGTTTTTGTGCTTACTGGTGACATGAAAGATGGCATGATACTTGATAGTTCAAATGAACAGCGAATATACTGCCCTGAATATATTAAGAAATACGGAAAAAAATTGCACTGTGGAATAAGGATAAATTCAAATCATTTAACCCCTGTTTATGTAAAAGGCGATATTGTTTGTGTGTCAAAGAAACCGCCAAGAGACGGTGATACATGCATTCTTGTCAATAAACAGTCTGGGAAATGTTATATAAGACGAATGAGACAAGGAGGAACGTGAAAAATGAAACCTATAAACGGATATGGAGATATCATAGAAATTGATACAAAAAATTATTCCGACATAAAGAATTGGATAGTATTCGGAATCGTGATCGCTGTATTGCGAAGATAATATACCCAGCCCGTTTGCCGGACTGGGATTTTTTCATTTAAAAGCCGTATTTTGTTACTGCAACATCGTCTGACCAACAGCCGAATGTATCGTTATCGCCATAAGCTTTGACGCTTACTGTAGCTCCGTCTATTCCATCAGCAATAAAATCATCAGTGTAATTGGTAGAGTAAAATGCTGTATAAGTCGTATCGTATTCTTTCCACGTTCCGTCAGCTTTTGTGATACGCACTTTGTAAGACGTTGCATTTTCGACTTCCGTCCACTTGACTGCCACATAAGCATAATTAAAATACCTTGATGCACTCTTGTAATACGATGCATATTCCACTGTCGGAGTACCGAGGATGCATTTCTCAATCCAGTTCTTCGCAGCATTGTTGATTGCTTCTTTCAGGGCATCGTCTGGCTCAAACTTGATATCCGGAATCTCTACGGACGGTGTTTTGAGCGGTGGCGTGCAAGCCATAACAGGCGTTACGCTTGTGAGTGATAACGCAAGTACGCACACTAAAGCTAAAATTCTTTTTCTTGTTTTCTTTTTCATAATTTTTTACCCCCTAACGGCAACTGGGAAACATAATACTCTTGACTGAAACTTTGTCCATGAACCAGAGCTTTTGTAACCGGAAACAGCAATCGTATCACCAGAACTGCATAATCCCATAAAAACAGAAGATATTTTATCGTTGTTACCATCTTGTCCAATGATAACGTCGTTAAGTTTGCAAGTTATCTCCTGTTTGCTATTATTAGAATCTAAAGTCGCAGATACAGTAACAATAAAGGCATAGTTAATGCCTTCTACGAAACTGGTTATATGTGACGTTTCCCACGTTACGCCACCGACCGTGTCTGATTCAGCAAACGGAAGACTAAGTTTTGACATAAGTGTTTTTATGGCAAGTGCTCCAACAAATTTACTTCCGCCTTGATTCAAATTTATGTCAGACAAATCATTCATTAAGTCGTTCTTATCTGCACTTTCGTTGATAGCTGTAGCGAACGAATTAAGTTCAGCTGCGCCAAAATTATCACCAGTCTGTGTGTACGGAGTAACGTCTTCAAAGGAAACTGTTCCGTCACTATTGTTCGTCATTTTGAATTTTCGGTTTCCAGAGTATGCATCGTTTTTGTAGTTTGTTTTTAAAGTTGCTTTTGAAGCCATTAGAACCTCTCCTCCTTATATCTTCCAAGTTTGAATGGAATTCTGCGCACCATATTTGCCTGATCTTCAATCATTGTCTTTAGTTCCGCACATGTTTTTTCTATCCTGTTCAGTTCTTGATACCCGATGAAAATACCATTTGCGTAGAATGTCTGATATGGTCCATAGTCTTTTGTGGAAACTTTATTCGCAATCGAAAGCAAATTATGCTCAATCGCATTAAAATGATCTACATTCCAATAGCTAGCATAATTGTCCATATCAGAACCCATGTCTTCGATATCGAATCCTCCAAGCGTAGCCACAGAAATTTCATGTAAATACGCAATATTGTTTTTAATTCTGTTGAAGTCCTCAATATTAAATTTTGAATAGAGATTCCAATTTGTTTTTGGTATACTCCATGCCATTACATATCCACCTGCCTTGCTTTAATTTTTCCACTGAATCTTCCGTTAAACTCAATCTCGTTTTCGTAAGCCTGAATAAGTGCTGTTCTTCCGTTTTTCTTTTCAAGATAAAACGCGTCATTTGCATCAACTCTAGGGTCTCCACGCCATTCCAAAGAGTAATCAATCACACTTGAATAATAGTCCTCAATCCATTTTTCCAATTCCGGAGAATCTTCACTGATTAGAGGGTTTTCCCATTCTTGATATTTTTCACTCGTATTTGCCATATCTGTTTTTTGCGTTACAACGTATTCTTTTCCAGAAACCGTTACCGTAACGTCTGCACTTGCTGTAACACCAGTGAATTTGACTTTCACGTAAAAATTTCCCCACTCTACAATTTCAGCCTTAATCGCCGTGTTGTTTGTTACTACGCTAAGACCGTAAGATGCATTACTGAAATATATCTCGTGGACTTGATTGTTTTCTGTAACCGTAACGTTTTCGCTCGCGATTTCATTACTTTCTTCGGAAGTTTCGGAGTAGATAGTTTTCACAAGTGCGACTTTGTGCGCTCTGTTTTCAAGCGTACACTCTGGATAATCGCTCAAATCATTTCTGCGAATTGTGTAGTTTGCCGGGTCGCCAATCATAAGATAATCAACCGCAACTCTCGCATTTTTTGCACCTTTCGTAAATTCGATTTCTGCTTTATCAATGTAACCGAAGTCTTTTTCCAGTTTGTACGAGCCACCACTGAAAGGCGCCTTGTATGTCTCCGTAATTTTCGGATAGTCAGACCTTCCACTATCTACCCAGTAGGAAATCGCAAAATACTTACTCTTCTCTGTCGGAGTAAAAAGTCTATTGCCTACTCCACTAGCTCCTTCCAGCCGGTTTTTATCAGCATCATATATACACAAGTTGAAATAACTTGTTCCATTGTTTTGGAAACGAATGGAAATAACATCGTCTGTTATCCCAACGTAATCCGAAGCATAATATGTACCAGCTAGTGAAACATTAGTTGACAAAAACTTACCAGTATTATGGTCTAGTTTCTTAAACATAGTAACTTTAAGTTTTCCATAATACCTTGTCTGCTCTTCGAAAAGGTCTTTTGTGATGGTTTCTTGCAACTTACCCTTTAGATATGTTCTTATCACGAACTGTTCCGGAGATATACCTCTAAATTGCATATAAAGATTGTATGCACGAAACTCTGCTTCCGAAGTAAAAGTAATAATTGGGTTCCCGAGAATGAATTTATTATCTCCCGTAGAAACTTCCCTACTTATGTACCCTGTATTTTTAACATCATTCGGGTCTAAAAACAGCAACGTGCCATCAACACTCGAAAAATTATAACTGGCGATCGCATAGGCATCTTTCTTATCATTTGTCAGAATATTGTAAGATTTACTGTAGCTAGTCTCTCCATTTGTCGAGATTGATTTCTTTGGAATAAACGCCGGGGCGATGTTTATTTTTCCTTTCCTATCCTCAAAAATAGCACATCTTCCGGCATTAGCAATAATCTGCAATGCTTCCGTGTGCCTTACAACAGGAATTGGGTTTTTGACCTTAACGTTCTTTAAGTAGTCATCCAAAACATATCTATCATTACTGATTCC